CCACAGGTCGTCGGTCACTTGCTGCCCCTCTGTTGGCGTCGGGCTAGCATCCGGGCTTTGATCTGGTCTTGGGTGGGCTGCTCCCACTGGTGCCAGCCCACGGGCGGCTTCCACTGCTGCATGTGCTGGCGCTGGTCGATGCCGCACCAGCGGCAACTGTTCGGCTGGGGCATGCGGTTCTGCGTCATGCGGCGGCCTCCACTGGGATGTTCTTCTCCGGCCACGTGAGGCACAGGTCGCAGCAGCAGGCGCCTCCGTCCTTGGCGATGACGTGCCCGAACTTGTTGAGGGTGTAGGTGCCGGGCTCGTACCAGTGGGGCGACGTCTCGTAGGGGTTGTTGCCGGGGCCGCGGGCGTCGATCTTGTCGATGACCTGCCGGAACCAGTCGAGGGCCTGAACTTCGGTGCCCTGCCAGGCGTGGCTGATGATCTGGCCGTTGATGAAGGTGCGGACGTGTCCGGGCTGCCGGGCTTTGAGGATTTTGATGTCGCGGCCCTTGTACGTGGTGCGGATCATGCGGGGCTCCTCGAGGGGAGGCGGGTGTCTATGGTTCCGCGGTCAGCGGGGTTCGTTACCCCGACGCGGTGGAGCGGGCGCCGCGGGTGCGGCGCCCAGGGGGTCATGCGGCGAGGAGTCCACCGGCGGCGTGGGTGAGCGCGTCGGTGGCGGTGATGGCATCCTCGCGGGCTGCGTTCAACGCAGCGTGGTCGGTGGCGTTGCGCATCGCATAGGTGGCGGCCGCGGCGGCCTGGACGGCGGTGGCGAGGCCCGGCAGGAGGACGGTGACGCGGACGGCGGGGGCGGTGATCGCTGCGCGGGTGGTGTGCGAGTCGGCACGCAGCCCAGCCCAATCGGCGCCGGAGAGACGGGCGTCCTCCCGCAGCCACATCGCCTTGCGGTGGTCGGCGAGCGCGGTGACGAGGTCGGTGACGGCGTCCAGCGCGTCCCTGCGGTGCGCAGCGGTCGCGGTGGCGGTGCGTTCGGCGCGTTGCCCGCGCTGCTGGAACCAGGCGGTGACGGAGGCGCCGGCCAGGGTGCCGAGGATCGCGATGATGGACTGCCACATGGTGGACCTCCGCGAGTTGAGGCTGCTGGGTGGCGCCGGCTGGGGCGCACCTGGTGGTGGCTGCTCCCTTGGGCGCGTCCACAGCATGACGCTTTTCGAGGGTTGACGCAACAGGTTCGATGAAGTCGACCCTCGAGACCCGACCGCAGCACCCCGTGGACGTCACCGTTCCGTCACGCCACCCACACGCCCCCACCCAACCCGGGATGATGCCCCCACACCACGACCTCGGGGACCCATGCGCATCCGCACCGTCATCACCGCCGCCGCCCTGCTGGCCGGCCTCGCCGGCGTCACTGGCTGCGGCCAGAGCTACGAGGAGCTGACGGAGTCCTGCCTGACGGCGTTGAAGGCCCGGCCGGAGGGCGACAAGAGCAAGCCGGCCGAGTGCGAGGGCGTCAAGCGCAAGGACTACGTGGACCTCGTGATGAGCGTCGCCATCGACGACCTGGGCTGGACCGATGAGGACGGCAAGTTCGACAAGAACAAGATGCTCGACGGTTTGACTGAGGAAGGGAACTGAGTGCGGTCATGTACGACGACCGGCCGGCGCCAGAGCCTGGTGGGGTTTCCGCCGTGACGACCCTCCACCCCGAGTTCGCGAGGATCCGCGCGGCTCACGCCCTCATCGATGACGCCGAGTTGCTGTGCTGGGCCCGCGCCCGCTACTTCGGTCCCGCCCCAAGGGGGGCCCGGTGTCCTTCGACCGGCCTCAAAGCCGTCATCAACGACACGGGCGTTCCGCACTTCGTAGCCTTTCATCTGCAAGACCTGGCGCGCTTGCACGGGGCGCCGCGGCTGTGCGCCTACGAATCGTGGGGCGACAGTGAGTGGATGCGCATGCACCTCGCCCGGTACATCTTTGGCCTCTGTGAGAGCGACTACACGGACGACGAGGTCAAGGAAGTCCTGGCGCAGTGTCAGGGGTACGCCCAAGCGATCGCCGACGCGTTCAGTTGAGGCCAACCCTTAGGGAAGGGTCCGGCGAACGGCCGGCGCCCGGACCTCGTGGAGGCCACGGACGCCGGCCGCGCCGCGCTGGCCTGATCAGATGCGTTCGTCAGGTGACGACGAAGGATGCGCAGCGCCGGCCCTGGATCCGTGACTGAGGCCGGTAAGCGACCAGCTTCTCGCGCTGTAGCGCGTAGAACGCCTTGGAAAACGTCGTGAGCGACGCGCCAAGGCTCAACGCCGTAGCCAGATCGGCGAGGAAGACGTGCCCCGGCGGATACTTGCCAGACAGGATCTTGTCGCGCATCGCGTGCACGAAGGGCTCCAGGAAGGGGTCCGGCGGGAGTTCGCCAGCCAGGCGGGTAACCCTCCCCTTCTTCCAGATGTAGTTGTATACCGGATCTTCGTCGTAGATGGCTTGCTTCTCCGCGTCCGCGGCCTCGCGTCGACTGGGGTACCAGGTGACTTTGTTATGCGTCACCAGGTGCCACCAGCACTGTTCCAGGGCGTGGGTCTGCCATCGAGACTTGGTGTCCTTCGTGACGCCGACGTACAGAAGATGGCCGTCGGCGTCGAAGAGGCGGTAGAGCGCGGTGCGCGCATTCGTCATGGTTCCCCCATGGCTGGACGGTAGCGGTGGGCACTGACAAGCCCGGCGACGCTGCGGGCCGCCGGGCGGTCGGTCAGACGAGCGCGCCTTCTCGGCAGTCCCGGCAGAGAACGGGCTCGGTGGCGCCGATCAGTGGGCGTGTGCACTCCGGGCACCGCGGTCGGCCAGGAGCCGCCTGGACGGGCACAGACGGTTGCGCTTCTGGCGCCCGGGGGGCTCCTGCGGACTCTCGCTGACGGTCGGCCTTGCGGTCGCTCTTCCTCACCTCGCAAGACCGGCACGGCTCGGCGGTGTCGACGTCCACCCGCTCGTCGCACCGGTCGTGGTCCGAATCATCGGCCGTCACCATGGCCCGCAGCGGGCCGAACGGCTGCTTGCCCAGCTCTCCCGCGTAGAACTTCGATGCCCAGAAACGCTCCCAACGAGGCAGCACCCGGTAGGCCACCAGCTGCTCAGGCGTCCGCGACCGCGGCGTGCCCTCCGCCAAGCCGGCGAGGATGTCGTCTGCGATGTTCCGGGGCGTCTTCACCGGCAGAGCCCGGTCCAGGTCGCGGGGCAGGAGATCCCGTACGGCCTGCACCATCTGCTTCTGCTCTCGGGTGAGACGGGGCTTGCTGTTGCCGGACGCGGCGAAGCCGCCCTCGGATCCGCCTCTACTACCTGCACCTGTCCTACGGACATCCAGGGCGCGATGCGCCGAAGGTGCCCCATCCGTCTTGTTCGTGTCTGTGTTGCTCTCCGTATTACTAATACGGCCCGGGAAACCGACTGCCGGAAAACCGACGCCCGGAAACCCGTCTTCGGCCTGACCAGCACCAAACGCAGTGTTTCCGCAGGTCACACCGGAAACGGGATCCTGGGCCCCGGCTCCATCAGCGGAAACAGCTCCCTGGAGCATGAAGGTCAACAGTGGCTCCTCTGACAGCAGAGACTCGGTCCGCCAGTGGCCACGCTCGTCCTGGAACCGGTTGCGGATGATGTAGCCGAACTGCACCAGCTCGTTCGCCGCGCTGCGCATGGCCTCGCGGCCTTCCACCTTGCCGCCGTGCTTGGCGGCCTCCTTCTTCGCCCGGTCGACCATGTCGTCGACCGTCGTCTCCCAGCCCGGCGGGTAGCTGAGCAGCTCCACCAGCAGCCCGCGGGCCCGCCAGGAAAGGCGGTAGTCGCGAGCGACGAGGTTCGGGACCTGCACGAACGAGAACTTCGGCTGCGTGCGGCGGATGGGCGTCTTCACGCAGGCACCTCCGCCGTGCGGAGGATCACGACCATGTGGCTGGGGGTAGTACGGACTTCCCGTACTGCTTTGGGTACGCTCTTCATCAACGCCTCTTTTGCAGGGATGGCGATTTGTGCAGCGAGGTCGCACTCGCTGTTGCGCTTCGGGCGGCCGGTGAGCTCCACACTCGCCGGCCGTTCGCGCGTCCAGGACTACCGCGAACGCGGCCTAGGCGGCCTAAGCGGCTCACCGAGACCCCCGGGGCTTCTTGTTCGGCCCGCGCCCTCGAGGCGGCTTCTTCTCGAAGTAGGCCAGGAACTCCTCGGTCGGCATCATCCGAGTGCCACTGGCCATGAAATACGGCACGCGCTTCTTGCCGCTCTTGGTGCGCCCTTCGCCGAACGGCCACTCGTCTGCGCGGCTGCGGGCGATGTAGCGCAGGCCCTGCGGGGTCATGCTGGAGACGAGGTTCCGGTCCACCAGGAGCTGCGCTCCTTCGGTGAACGAGATGTACGGCGGCACATTGTTCTTGCTGGTCATCGGGGTTCTTCACCCCGACTTCTTTCGTCGTGCGAAAGTAGCGATAGGCTCATTAGGACGGCCTTCCTTGCTGGTTGGTACGTCATCTCGGCGCTGGCTGCGATGCACTCGTGTAGCGCCGGGCTTAGACGGTCGGCCGGTCTCCACACCGGTCGGCCGTCGCCTGTCAGGGCATGGCATCAGCCCTCTCCGCCAGACCCACCAGGTCGGCAGTCACCTTGTCTCCAGCCATCAGGACCAGATCCTTGATCGCTGCACGCGAAGCGCCATGCGTACGGATCATTTGGGGCGTCAGAGCCTCGGCACGCAGCAGGCAGTCCACGGCCTCCGGGATCCTGCGGCGCTGCGCATACGCTCGCCCCAGGTCCATCAGCAACCTCCCCTGCCGCTCCGGAGAAAGGCTCTCCGCGTCGATCGAGAGACCGATGTCCACGGCCTCCCCGGCATCACCCAGTTCGACCGCGATGGACACAGCGTGGATCTCGACGTTCGTCGGCCCGAACTCCAGGTTGAAGTCGTTCCGATCCTCGCCGATCTGAGCTGCGATCTCCCGGGCTTTCTGGATCTCCTCCTTGGCTTCAGCGCGCTCCGCGGACCGTGCACTCACAAGGGCGAGCGTGAGATGCAGGGCGCCTAGCACGGACAACCCTTTTGGGCCCAGATCGTCACGCGCGCTGAGCGCCAGGGTGGCCGTACGGGCCGCGTGCGCGGCCTGGCCTAGCTCCTTGTTGCGTACGAAGGCTTGAACCATCCGGAAGATGCCAGCGCAGACGCTGAGGGGGTCACCGGACCGCTCGGCGGCCGAGATTGCGCGATCAGCGGCCACCCACGCCGGACTAGGAAGCCCCTGCCGGACGAACGCGGCAGCCAGGGCCTGGTAGGTCCGGGCCAGCAGTGAGTACGCCTCGGGGCGCTGCTCCCGGTCGACGACGCGCACGGCACGTTCCAGAGCTGGCAGCAGGTCCTCGAGGGACTCGCTGACCGCGGCGTATTCGTCGGCGTGCGTCAGCTCCCAGATCTCGTCGACCTCGGTACGCAGGTCATCGAGCGATACCGGGCCGCTTGTGGAGTCGGTCCCCAGCAGTGTGCCCAGCGCGGGGTGGCCGGAGATCAGCTGCGCTGCACCGTCGAGGTCGTTGGTGTACGACATCGGCTGCGGAATCTCGGCTGGAGCGCTCGGGGCCGGGGTTCCGGGGCGCAGCCGTTGCACTGGCACGCTGAGTGCGTCTGCCAGGGCCTGGAGTGTGTCGATGCGGGTGACCGGCTGGATGCCGCGCTCGATCTGCGACACCCAGCTGCCGGTCTTCTCCAGCATCGCCGCGAACTGGAGCTGGGTCAGCTTCCGTTCTTCGCGCAGCTTCTTCACGCGCCGGCCGAACTCGACGTCCTTCGGGTCGACCTCTCTGGCCGTCGGCTTCCGACTATTCATGTCCCCTCCACGGCCGGCCTCTTGCCGGTCACCTCGTTCAGGAACGTCACCTCGGTGCTGGTCAGGTGCTGCTCCCTCTCCTTCAGGAAGTGCTTCGTGTGCGGCTGGTTCTCGTGCGCCTGGAAGGCGTCCCGGTCCGCGTACAGCTCGTAGAAGACGCGCACCAGGGGTTCGTCTTCGGGGACGTGCGTGACGTACACGAGCGTCCCGGGCTCGTTGCGGATGCCTTCGGCGGTGCGGGTCACGAGGGCATCGAACTCGCGGGCTGCGTCAGCGTCGCGGGTTGTGAACCGCACTACGAGTGCGTATCCGCCGGTCACTGTGGCCTCTCCTTCTACTTCAGTCATGGGCCAATCCTGGCACTAACACTACACGTGCTAACTCTAAAGAGGAAGTGTGTTGACTCGCACTGAGAGTGCGAGTAACTTCAGATGTGTCGCCACCACGGCGGCACGCAAAAGGCCCCGGGTGACGTGGTGTGTCCGCACCACGGCCCAGGGCCTCGAAGACCAGCCCTACCTGCACAACCAGGAGGTCCGATCCGTATGAGCAAGGGTCTCACAACCGCCGACATCCGGTCCCGCGCCCCGCGTACGGCGCGCCCGGTGGTCCCGATCCGCAACCAGGCCGACGAGCTGCTGCTTGAGAACGCCGTCGCGTTCGCCGGCCTTGTCCAGGCCGCGATGGCCGCCGCCCCGAACGGAAGCCTCGGCGACCCGGCCGCGGTCCACGCCATCAGCGACCCGGACACTGGGGACCTGATCGGCGGAGGACAGCTCCCCGACCACGTCGTCCGCACCCTGACCGCCGTGTACCGCGAGGCCGCTGACCGGCTGGCCGGCGACGACGGCCTGACCGCCCTCATGGACGCCGTGTTCCCCCCGGCCTCGCGTCTCCTGGCCCTTGCTGGCGGTGCCCGATGATCTACGCGCTCGCCCTCATCGGCACCCTGTTCCTGGCCGGCGGATTCCTCACCGTCAACCGCATCGCCCGCTACAAGGCCTCCGGTCTCTCGACCATCGGCACCGCCTTCCTCCTTGCCCGGTATGTCATCCAGGGCGACCAGTACTGGGCGGGCGTCTTCACCGTCACCCTGCTGCTCCTGGCCAGCGCGACCGTCAGCTACTACCGCAAGGCACGCAAGGCCGGAGACGCGGCATGACCGCCGCCGCGGCCCCCGAGCCCGTCGACCTCGACCTCGAAGCCGAAATCGAGCTCACCTTCTGGGCCATCCACCCCCTCGACCTCCTCGCCGACGTCTACGACCACTCCGCCGACCCCGACGCCTCCTTCGCCGCATTCCAGACCCTCGTCGACCCGCTCGAAGGCGGCACCGCATGACCCGCGACGACCTCACCACCGCGATCCACGAACTGTCCGGCGGCCTGTACGGCGCCCACCCCCTCCTCGACCAGATCATCAGCAACACGGTCGCCCTCCACCACGCCGACCTGGACACCGACGGCCTTGCCGCCGTCGCGCCCCGGCTCTTCGGAGACGACAGCTTCCTCCGCCTCCTCGCCCTCATCGCGCAGGGCATGGCCAGCAGCGACACCGTCCAGGACCTCGCCCCCAACGACCGTGACGGTGCCCAGAGCGCCCTCAACTCCCTCGCCGACCAGCTGCTGGCCTTGGCCGCCGGCCTCACCCACATCGCCGATCAGGCCGCCGCCGACAAGGCCGCCTGGCACCTCGACCCCGCATAGGAGCACCGACATGGCCACCACGATCCGGAACACGTACGGCACCCCGCACAACGTCAGCGACACGAACCCGACCCACGTCACCAGCTGCGACCGCTACCGGCTGCCGCTCGTCGGCACCATCGCCCCCGGCAACCCGGGCTACGAGGACATGGTCGAGATGCTGAAGGACAACGGCCACGACACCCGCCCCGAGGGCTACGGACTGATCTTCCTGGAGTCCGAGGAGTTCAGCGCCACCTACTTCGGGTCGATCGAGCAGATCGAGCAGTACAAGCGCGACAACGTCGACGGCAAGGCGACGTTCGATGCCCAGCAGGGCGTCACGTACGCACAGTGGCCCCACGGCAAGGGCTGGGACGAGTTCCTGCCCCGCGTCTTCTGGAACCAGGCAGCCCGCGGAGCAATCGCGGACGGCGTCGGCCTCGTCACCGCCTTCGCGCACACCGAGGTTCCGGGCGCCGAGGTCATCGTCTACGAGTTCGAAGGCAAGTGGCTGCCCGACAGCGACACGACCCAGATGGTCACTTACCACTGCACCGCCTGCCACAAGGACACGTTCCACGACTCCGGGCACGTGCGCGAGAACAACGGCCCCTACAGCCGACGTTGGGCGGCCCGGCAGGCCCGGCAGCACATTGTGAGCGCTCACCGCCACGGCGTCGGCGACAGGAACAGCTCCTGCCGGCCGAACGGCGGCGAGATGCTGCGCGTCGTCAACGCCGTAGCGAAGAACCGCCTCGGCATGACGAGCAACCCTCTGCCGGACACCGACGACGCGTACTGCGCGACCAAGGGCCCCTGCTCGATCATCCGCGAGCTCCGCGCGGGCGTCCGCCCGGCCGTCTACCGCGCCTGAGAGACCCACCCCAGCCTCCGCACTGCACCCGAGACAGGAGAACACGATGAGCAGCAAGGCCGAACGCAAGCAGGCCCGCGCCGAACACCGCGCCGCCAAGCAGGCCCTCCACAACAACCAGGCCGCCGAGAAGAAGGCCGGCATCAGCCACGAGACCGACACCTACCGCGAGCTGAACGCCCGCGTGAACGAGACCGAGAAGTCGGTGCCCTGGTACCGGCGCTAGCCACCCACCGACCGGGGCCCGGTCGAGCCGACAGGCCGGGCCCCACCCACCGACCCCGCATAGGAGACCCCATGGCACCGCCCAAGGCCGAAACCGCCGCCATCAACGCCATCAACAACCTCCACACCGCCCTCGCCCAGTCCGGAGCCGCCCACGACCCCGCAGGCATGACCGACACCGACATCAACCGCGTCGTGGATGCCGCCTACACCGCCCGCGCGGCACTCGACGCCGCCGGCGGCCCCCTCAAGACCGCCGCCGACAAGCTCACCGCCTGACCACCCCTCCCGCGGGGCCCGGAAGCCGACACCGGGCCCCGCACCCCGCGCCCGAAAGGACACCGCCGCCCATGCTTTCCCAGATGCTGCACGCGGTCGCGCAGGTGCCCGGAGAAGCATGGGCCGTCCTGCTCGCCCTGCTCACCCTCACCTTCGGCTACCGCATCGCAAAGACCCGCGTCCGCACCGACCGCAAGCAGCCCCACGACGCCAAGAAGCGCCGCGCCCGCACCGGCTTCCTCGGCATGGGCCTCGTCGTCGCCGCCGGCCTCGCCCTCTCCACCAACACCTCCTCCCGCTTCGCCGAGAAGCGCCTCCACATGGACTCGCCCTGGCACATGACCGTCGGCCTCGTCCTCGAAGCCATCGTCATGGGCCTGTCCATCTACTCCTGGGCCTTCAACGACAAGGGCGCCGCCCGCACCGCCTACTTCCTCGTCTTCGCCCAGGCCGTCGGCGCCACCGAGGTCGTCCGCCAGGAGCACGAGGACCTCGGCACCGCACTGGTCCGCATCGTCGGGCCGGTCATGCTCGCCTACGGCCTGCACAAGCTGCTCGGCCTCGAAGCCAAGCTCGGCAAGATCGAGATCAAGTCCGACGGGATGCTCGCCCGTGCCTGGCGCGACCGGATGAAGCGCCTCGAATCCAAGCTCGGCATCGGCTCCCGCGGCGCGGACGCCGAGTCCATCAGCCGCCGCAACGCCCAGGACAAGCTCGCCACCCTCACCACTCTCGGTAAGCCCTGGTACATGAGCCAGCACCGCTACAACAAGGCCCTGATGCGCGCCGGCGACGCCTCCTTCCACGGCCTCGGCGACACCCTCGACGAGCTCGGCATCGAGCTGCGAATCACGACCCGCATCGACCGGATGCGGGCCTTCAAAAACCTCCCTTCCCGGGACGAGACCTACGTCCTGCGGTCCCTGCGCCCCGCCAGCGGCCCGCAGGGCGCACCGGAGGCCGCGCCCGACGACATCAGCGCTCTGACCAGCGAGGGCGCACCGGGGCGCACCACAGGGCGAGGTGAAGGCGCGCCCGAGGCGAACCCGGGCGAGGCGCAGGCGAGCCAGGGGCCCGACGCAGGCGAGACCGACCGGCGCACCCTCGCTTTCGACCTCTACTTCGACCTCCGCAAGACCGGCCCGGCCCCCTCGCAGAACGCCTTCGAGAAGGCATGGCGCGATGCCGGCTACGGGCTGAAGACCGACGACATTCGCGCCCTCTACAAGGACGTCCACACCAAGGTCACCGGCAACAACGCGTAACCGCCGCGCCGCCCACCACCCCCGGAAGGAGGCCGCCATGAGCCGCACCACCACCTTCGACCAGACAACGCGGACGGCGCCCTCGAGTGCCGCCCCGGTTCGCACGAAGACCACCCGGCAGCTGGTCGACGAAGCCCTCCGCGGTCTCCCGCCGGTGACCTCCGAGACCCCGTCCTGGTCCCACCGCCTCCTCCCCGCCACCGTGCGGGGCCTGCTCGCCGACCTCGGCCTGTGGCAGGACCCCACCCCCCAACGCCCTTCCGTCCACCTTGAGCAGGTCCTCGCCGTACTCCGCCGCTACGGCTGGTGCCAGTCCCTCGACGTCACCGCCACCGGCCGGCTGTGCATCCGCGGCGCCATGAACGTGCTGGAGAAGACCGGTCACGTCACCCCCCAAGCCCGTGACCGGGCCGTCCACTACCTCCAGCAGACCCTCCATCAGGCCGGAATCACCATGCAGTACTTCGCCTGGAACGACCTCCCCGACCAGCAGTTTTCCACCATCCAGACCCTCCTCGAAGCCGCCGCCCGCACCGCCCGAGAAAACGGAGAATGAAATGCCTGCCCCCGACCCCGAATTCGACCGCATGATGAGCAAGGAATTCCCCGTGAACTACCCCGCCGAATACGTCGACAACACCCCCTATGGCGGACCCGCGCAGGCCGCAAAGCCCGGCCTGACAAAGCGCGGAAAGGTCGCCCTCGGAATCGGCGCCACCGTCATCGCAGGCGGCGGCCTGATCGGCTACCAGACCCACGCCGCCAACGAAGTCAAAGCGCAGGAAATCGCGCTGAAGGCACAGGCACTGGAAATCCAGAAGATGCGCGAGCTGAACAGGGCTAGCGAGGCCAACAAGAAGGCGCAGAACAAGCAGGCCAACGCCCGCCAGGCCTCCATCGACTCGTGCGTGAAGAGCCACGACGACCAGGTCGGCAAGGTCCTCGGAACCACCTACCGGGACGTCGTCGAGGCCTGCCAGACCCAGTACCCGGACACCGTCGCCGGCGGTGACATGGAGGCGGCAGGCGCCTCGCAGACCGCCACCGACAACGGCGCCGGCGGCGTCAACCAGGGCCTCCTGGTCGGCGGTGGCGTCCTCGCCGTGGCCCTCGTGGTCGCCGTGAAGAAGGGCACGCGGAGTAACCCCGCCTAGTTCTTACTCCTCTTCCTTCAGCCCGAAAAGACCTCCTCTCGACCCCCTAGAGCCCGCCAGGACAGCTTTTTCGGGCCGAGGGATGAGGAGTAAGAACTCCACCGCAACCACGTCAGCTACCGAGAGTGAGGAGTGTGATGGCAACCGCCACCGTCCCCGCGGCCGTTCCCGACCCCAACGACCCGCCCAACACCAGCACCGGCAACGGCCCCTCCGGGCTGCTCGCATCCATGCTCGCCCCCGTCGAGCCCGCCCGGCCTGCCACCTTCGACATCCCCGCACCCGCGGCATCTGACGGGACGGCCGAGGAGGCCGTCGCGGCCGCGTCCAGCGCGGCCTACCACGGCACCGAAGAAGCAGCCGGCCCCGGCCACAAGAGCAGCACCACCATCGACAAGAAAAGCATCTGGCGCGCCTGGCTCCTTGCCGGTGCAGCCCGTTGGGGAAAGGGCGGCGGTGCGCACAATAAGCGCCTCGACATGCTGAAGGCGAAAGCCGCCGCGCATCAGGTGAAGGAAAACAGGCAGGTTTCCGTAAACCGCTCCAGCGGCCTGCTTCCCGGAAAAGGGAATGCAGGATCCAACGGGAGCGGGAAATCTGGCGGCGGCAAGGGTAATTCGGGAGGAGGGGGATCTGGCAGCTCCGGCGCATCCGGGAAGGGGCCAGCCAAGGGGCCGGTGAAGAGCCAGGGGAATTCCAACGGACACGCCCACAAGGGCCCGGCGGGACGGTCTGGGGGCGGTGCCGGCTCCGGATCGGGAACTGGCGGACGCGGGGCGGGCGGGTCTGCCGGCGGCGACGGCGACAGCAGCAGTAGCGGCCGCGGTGGCGCCGCCCCCAAGTGCCCCAAGACAGACGGAAGCAGCGGACGCGACCCGAAGCCCTCCAAGGCCGACCTGACCAAGGGCAAGGACCACCACCACGGTGGCGGGGCGAGCGGCAGCAAGAACGGCACTACCGGCCCGACCGGAAGCAGCGGCAAAAACGGCACCTCCACCAACGGCGGCAGCGCCAAGGGGCCCAGCCCCGCGGCCGCCAGCAAGGACGGCAAGAGCCCCAAGGCTACCTCCGGCAAGGGCAGCGCCGACACCAAGGGCGGGAAGGCCAGCAAGACCGACCTCACCAAAAGGCCTGGGGAGAAGCCCGGCAAGCCTGACCCGGCCGAAGCGCCCACCGGCAAAAACCCCGAACCGGACTCACCAGCCACCAAGACCGACAAGACGCCCAAGGACAGCAAGGACAGCAAGGCCAAGGACGACAAGACCGCACAGCCCAAGTCCAAGGCCGAGACCAGGAAGCAGGCCGACGGAAAGAAAACCGTCGGCAAGCCCTTCACCACCAGGGAGTCCCGCGCAACCGGCTACCGCGACGGAATCCGCGCCGCCACCTGCGTCGCCCACGCCAAGGCGTACTGCGACGGCGTCAAGGACGGCTGGAACGACGTCACCGAGGCCGCCGACCGGCAGAAAGCTCAGCTCGACAAAGCCCACGAAAAACGCAAGAAGGCACGGGAAGCAGCCCGAGACAAGGAGCAGGACGTGAGCGGAGCCGGCACCAGCGCCGACCATCACAAGCCCCAACCCATCGAAGTGAAAGGCGTCGACGCAGACACCGTCTGGCTGGGCGAAGGCGCCGACCGAAACTCCCTCAGCCGCGGCGAAGTCCGGTCCCTCAAGCACTTCGAACGCCGCCTCGAGGCCAAGGCGACGTCCATGAAGAAGGTCGCCGAGGGCACGAAGCTACTCAAAGCCCACGCCGAGGCACAGTCCCAGAAGGCCACCGCGCTCATGGAGGCAACCAAGTCCGTCAAAGGCGGGGAGAAGCTGATCGCCTCCCTGGTCAAGACCGCGGACGCGGCGAAGGTCCAGGCCGACCTGGCCGAAGAGATCCACAAGCGCGCAGTCCGCGCCGCCGACGGCTGCGCCGCAGTCCTCGCCAACGCCCAGACCCGATACGGCGCCATGTACAAGGCCGTCGTCGACTCCGACGAGGAAGTACCCGGAGAAATGGACTTCTACAAGGACGGAGCCACCACCCATGGCTGACATCACCTACAAGCAACTCAAGGCCGCCGTCGAAGGCCTCGCCAAGGAGGTCACCCGCGCCTCAGACGCTATCCGCGGCAAAGCCCAGCAGATCGACGAAGAGGCCAAGGACACCGCCCGCATCGCAGAGATGATCGCCGGGATGGGCGTCGACACCGCCACCGTCGGCGAGACCCGCGACCTGTCGCGCCTCATGAACGGCGTCTCCGAAGCGGCCATCGCCTACGCCTCCGCCGGCGGCAACACCGCCAAGTCCGCCAACGCCGCAGCCATCCAGGCCCACACCACCCACGGCGGCATCCAGGAAGCGTTCGCCAGGGCCGCGCTCGACATGAGCCACCTCGACCGCGAATGGCTCCGCCAGGGCTAACCGCCCAATGCGGCGGGCGGGACCGGAAGCCCCCGGTCCCGCCCTCTAACCCAGGCCACTACGACCCGCACCCAGGAGTATCCCCGTGAACACGCCCGCCGCCACCACCCCCCGCACAGCATCCACCGAACGAGCCGTCGCCTTCGCTACATCCGCAGCCCCCGTAGCCGTCGGCGTCGTCGCCCCGTTCCTCGACGGCGGCGCAGCGTTCACCGCGACCCTCGCCTACGGAGGCGCAGCCGGATTCATGGCCGCCAACTACATGCGCCGCATCCCGCAGGCCCTGGCCAACAACCTCCCCGCCGCAGACATCATGCAGGCCCACCGCTCCCCGCTGTTCATTTCCACCCTCTCCACCGGCATGGCCCTCGGCATCGGCACCCTCGGCGGACCCGACGGCGCCGACGCCCTCATGGCCGGCCTCCTCACCCTGCCCTCCGTACCCGGCATCGTCTCCCTCGGCTGGTGGGCCGCGGTCGCCCTCGTGCCGCTCAAGCTCCGCAACGTCTTCGGCCGCAAGGCACGCAAGACCTCCGTGGGCCACGCTACGGCCGCAGCTGTGGCGCACACACTCGCCCCGACCGACGCCAACGACATCCTCAAGCAGTGGGCCCAGCACATCTCCAACCCCCACAACGGCACCCACAAGGGCCAGGAACTCACCGTCCGAACCATCGGCCCGAACCGCTGGACCGGCACCATCACCGCCCCCGTCGGATCCTCCGTCACCGTCACCGAGGAGAAGATCTCCTCCGTCTACCGCAAGGACGCCGCCTGGATCACCCTCAGGTCCGGCGCCCACACAGGGGAGAAGCACATCACCGTCAACCTCACCGCCCCCGCGGAACTCGACACCAGCACCCTCGCCGGGGCCTGGAAGAAGTGGGTCGCCCCCGCCGTCATGAAGGGCTCCCACCTCGAAGAAGTCCAGACCGACCCCCACACCGGCGGAGAGGTCGCCATCGTCGTCGCCAACGAAGACACCGCCCGCCTCGTCACCCCCAACCAGGACGACCTCGCCGGAGCCCTCCGCACCACCACCCTCCTCTGCTCCTACTCACCCACCCCCGGCAACCCCCGCCGCGGAGAGATCCGCCTGATGCAGCACAACCCCCTGGAGGACGGCACCCCGTTCCCCGGCACCGACGTCCTGAAGATCTCCGAAGGCGGCTACGTCCAGGTCGGCCGCCACGTCTCCGGGTTCCCCGCCCGCGTCCAGTTCACCGACCCCGTCCTCGGCGCCCGTCACCTCTTCATCGCCGGCGTTACCGGGTCCGGCAAGGGAGGACTCGTCCAGATTGCCGCCCTCGCCGACCACGTCAACGGCCACGCCATCATCTACTCCGACCCCAAGGGCTCCTCCAACCCCGACGTCGAAACCATGGCCTGCTACAACGGCCTCGGAGAAGACGGCTGCATGGGCGGCCTCCGCGTCGCCTACGCCCTCATGCAGTGGCGCATCGAAGAGTCTGCTCGCCTCAAGATGAAGAACTTCGTCGCCACCCCGGAACGCCCCTGGGTCCGCTTCATCCTCGACGAGGCCCACGTCCCCCTCTCCGAGCTGGACCACCACAAGAAGGAAGCCCGCATCATCCTGGAGGCCCTTGCCGCCAAGGCCCGCTCCCTCGGCATCATCCTGCTGATCGTCAACCAGGCTGTGAACGCTGACAAGCTCGGCGGCTCCACCGCCCTGCGCACCAATGTCATCCAGGGCGGCAGCCTCGTCATGCTCCGTACCGACTCCGACCAGCAGCACCTCGCCACCACCGGATTCGAAGGCGTCGACCCCGGCCAGATCCCTGCCGCCTGGGACGTCGACCGCCCCCTCATCTACGACGAGACCGTCGCCCTCAAGGACCCCCGCTCGACCTTCGGCCTCGGATACACCCTCGGCCCCGGCGGATCCGCCGAGATGATGCGCACCTTCACCCTCGAGTCCGCCGCTCCCTACATCGACGAGACGGCCGTCGCCTACCCCGCGGACTGGCCCGACTGGGAGAACCGCGACGAGATCGCCGCCACGTCCATCCTCGGCGAGGACGGCGCAGACGGAGACTTCGGCGATTCGCCCAGCACCTTCTTCAGCGGATTCGAAGCCCCCAAGAAGCCCGCCAGCGCCGACGACAAGATCCTCCAAGCGCTCGAGGACGTTTCCGACCCGCTGGGCATCGACGTCATCTACAAGCACAAAGACGAGATCGCAAAGCTCGCCGACATCCAGGGCTCCACCCTCGACAACGCCCTGACCCGCCTCAAGAAGGCAGACAAGATTCACCCCCGGGAAGGCGCCCGAGGCGAGTACGGCCTGGGCCCCAAGCCCACCACCGACGAGGAAGCCCCGGCGGAGTAGCGCCTGTGCCCAGCACCACCCCGGCCCCGCCGGACCGCACCGCGACGTACACCGCCCGCACCCCCAGCGGGCGGCTCGTCATCGCCCACCTCGGCCCCGACCCCACCAGCCCCCTGCACCGCCACCTCGCCGCCGCCCGCCTCCACTACGAGGCCCCACAACCCCGCAAGTGATCACCGCTTCAGCCTCGTAGACTGAAACGCTCCCCACTGGAAGGACCGCCCGCCATGCGCCCGCACCGCCTCATGGAATTCGTCGTCGACGCCCTCGGCAAAGCCCCCGAGGTCCAGCGCGCAGAGGCGTGGCAGGAAGGTACGACCCGGCCCGCCGGCGTCCACGTCACCTTCATCACCGGCTCCGAACTGTGGCTCGCCATCACAGGAGGCCGCCCCGGCGACGACCACAGCCAGCCCGAGGTCCCCGTCACCGACGCACCCCCCGCCGAAATGCCCGTCCCCGACCTCCTCCGGAACGGGAAGATCACCCCGTCCAGCGCTGAGGCGTACCTCGCCGCCGTCCTCAACAACTCCGGCAGCGCAGAGATCAAGCGCACCTACGCCTACTCCGCCGACGCAACCCCCACCGTCCACCCCGGCGTCGGCATCGAATTCCACTCCGAAGCCAAAGGCTGGATGCCATTCGTACACACCGCCCGCCCCGGCCAGGGCAAGGGCAGCAGGGCCTTCGACCTGCAAGACGCTTTCTGACCACTGCCCCCGGGTAGTCCAGGGTGTCGCTCCGCACGGGGCGGCACCCTTTCGCATGCCTGGAGGCATCATGCGGATCGACCCGGCCTTAACCGAAGCGACCTGCCCCAGCTGCCAGCAGATCGTCGGCAGCCCGCCCGGCCAACCCGTCACCACCCACCAGAAACCCGACGGATCCCGCGAGACGTGCCCCGGAGGCCTCGGCCAGTAGCCCGGGGGAATGCACGCCAGACAAACCCGCTGACGTGCCCCACCATCAACAGTGCACGGCCCGGATCCATCTTGTCCTTAGTGTCCCCGCGCCGAGGAACCGGGTTGAACCGGGCCGTGCACCCCCAAACGTGCGCCCGTCGTTCCCCCAGACCGCGGCGCACCGCCCGGCAGGAGCGCACTCCCCGCCGCGGCCGGCGGCCCCGTCCCTCAGGGCGGGGCCGCCCTCTCTCACCGGTTCGTACGCAGCCACGCAACCGCATGCTGGATCGGCACATTCACCGCCGCGGAGTTGCCCCGCGCGTTGAGGTTGTCCCGCCCGTAGTGATCCGCCGCCTCCTCGCCCCGCCGCAGATCCCGGATCGGCTCCGCGAACCGCGCCTTGTCCTCCGCCACCAGGGCCAGCCGCAGATCCCGCGCCGCCGCCAGCTTCGCCTCCATGAAGTCCGTGCAGTCCTCCGCGGAGCAGCCCGGCGCGGTCACCTCCTGGTACCGGGACAGCGCCTCGTCCACGCCCATCGCAGCCGACGACGAAGCCGCGGCCGACGGGCCCGCCGATGCCTTACCCCCTGCGTCCCCCGTTCCGCCCGAGCAGCCCCCGACCAGCACCAACACCGCCACAGCAGCCACCGCTACACCCGACACACGCACACGTCTCATACGGCGGAGGATCCCACCGCCACCGGGCACGGGGGAACGGAACGTCAGAAACCGGGGAAGATTCAACTAGGCGCGGGGCCTGCACCACCGACACGACCAAGCGGGAGCCCCGACCGCCATGCCCCACAGCAAATCCGAAATGGCCGAAGTCTCCGAACGGCGCCGCGAAATGTTCCGACGCCGCCGCGCCGGCGAGTCCATGGACTCCATCGCCAAGTCCTTCGGCCTGAGCCGCGGCACCCTCGCCAAGGACTTCACCCGCGCCTACCGCTCCTACCTCGAGGAAGAGAAGACCGAGGCCGACGTGTGGCGCCGCTTCCAGACCGACCGCTACGAGGAACTCCTCGCCGCGGTCTGGCCCGACGCCCTCGCCGGTGACGTCCGCGCCAACGAGCAGGCCAGCAAGCTGGTCGACAAGCTGTGCCGCCTCAACGGTCTCGACCAGCCCGTCCGCGCAGAAATCACCGGAGCCGACGGCGGCCCGCTCGCCCTGTCCAGCGCCAGCCCCGACGAGCTGATGACGCTCATCTCCGCCAGCAGCCGTCTCGACCACGACAACCCCACCAACACCGCCACCTCCACCCCCGATGAGAACGACGGCGAACAGGAGGAGGACGGGAAGGAGTGAGCAGCCAGATCGAGCGCGCCCTTGACCGCTATCGCTCCCTCCCCGCCGACGAGCGCGCCGCCGTCGTCCAGGCCGCCGACCCCGAGATGCGCAAGGTCCTCGCCTGGGCCGAAAAGAAGATGGCGCTCGAGCGGTCGCCCGGCTCCATGGCCGCGGTGCTCACCGGCGGACGGGAGTGGCAGGCCCGGCACCTGGACCTCATCGACAAGGCATTCGTCCGCATCGCCAACGGGGAGCGGATGCGTGTCCTGCTGAACATGCCTCCACGGCACGGCAAGAGCGCCAGGGCCGCGCGCTGGGCTCCCCTCTGGTATCTGGCCCGGCACCCTGATCACCGCGTGATGATCGCCTCCTACGCCGCGAAGCTCGCCGAGGGGCACGGACGGTGGATCCGCGACGGCATCAAGGAGTTCGGCCCGCAGCTGGGCATCGAGCTGCGCTACGGCTCCATGGCCGCGAACCGCTTCGACCTGGCCGGCACCCCGGGCGGGCTCGTCACCGCGGGCGTCGGAGGATCTTTGACCGGCATGGGCGCGAATGTCGCAATAGTCGACGACCCCCTGAAAGACGCCAAAGAAGCCGACAGCCCCGTCAAGCTCGCCAACCTCTGGGACTGGTGGCAGCAAGTCATCAACACCCGCATGGAACCCAACGGCTCCATCGTCGTCATCCAGACCCGCTGGTCAGAGAACGACCTCGCCGGCCGCATCCTCCAAAGCGGCGCCGAAGGCTGGACCGTCCTCGACCTCCCCGCCCTCGCCCTCACCGACACCGACCCCCTCGGCCGCAAAATCGGCGAACCCCTCTGGCCCGAACGATTCCGCCGCAAGCACCTCGACCGCTTCAAGAAAGACGTCGGCGAACGAGGCTGGTGGGCCCTCTACCAACAACAACCCCGCCCCCTCGAGGGCGGCGTGTGGCAGTGGCCCTGGATCACCGAGAACCGCATCACCGCCCAAGCCTTCCGCGGCATCGACCTCACCCGCACCCTCGTCGGCATCGACACCGCCGGCGGCCGCGAAGACAGCGATGAAGTCGGCCTCATCGGCGCCGGCCGCGACAAGGAAGGCGAGATGTACCTGCTCGCCGACCGCTCCGGGAAGATGGGCGCAGCCGACTGGGGCCGCGCCGCCTGCCTCCTCGCCATCGACCTGACCGCGGACGCCTTCGTCGTCGAATCCAACTTCGGCGGCGACATGGCAGCCCAGATCATCCGCCAAGCCTGGGCAGAACTCGAGCGCGAAGGCCGCACCAAGGGCCTGCTGATGCCGCGGATCATCGAGGTCACCGCCAAGGTCGGCAAACGACTCCGCGCCGAACCAGTCGCCCAGCTCTACGAGAACGGGCATGTCCACCACGTCGGCGAATTCCCCGGCCTGGAGATCCAGTACATCTCCTGGCTCCCCGGCATGGACTCCCCAGACCGCCTCGACGCGGCCGTACACGTCATCACCGAGCTCGCCAACGAAGTCGCAGCAGCCGTCGGCACAGCTCAGTACGCCGACAGGCGACTCTCAGGGCGCCGCTAAGACTCTGCTAGGCCCGCCCGGGACCGTCCGCCCCGCTCCAAAGCGCTGAAAATATCCCTTAGGCATATGACAAGACATTGAGTTTCCCGCATTACTAACAGACAGTGGAAAGAATCACGAGTGACACTTTCCGGGCCAGTACTTACGGACCCGATTACAAACCTCGTGTCTCGCGGGCTACAGTGACGGAGTCCAACTCAGCACAACCATCCATGCGTAGCTGGAGTGGAAAACACTGAAGGCCCCGCGGTAGCGAGGCCCTCAGCGATGGAGACGGTGGCCTCAGCCTGTGGGCCGGTCACCGCTGGTGCGGACGCCGGTCCGGGTCATCAGGGGCTGAGAGCCTGCGCGATGTCCAGTAGCAGCTGGAAAAGCGCAACGTACAGGGTCAGCAACTCCACCCGGTCCGGTGGTTCGTCCCCGAGCATCCTCATCTCCCATAGGTTGGCCGGGGGCCTTGTGCTCCCGGACACGTGTCCCGGGAGCGCGGGGAGCGAAGGACGTCGGATAGTCCGCCAGGCGTCACTCTAACCCCCCACAGACCCCCCTCAGACCATCAACGGCGCACCGGACGAACGTCCCTGAACGGCCGTCACCTAAACGGGTGAACCTATCCCCGTGAGGGCACTTTCAGATCAACTCAGCGTTCCGCCACCGCGACCGGGGCAACGTCCACACGATCCGCCCGTACCCTGATCGATAGGCGCGGGGCCTGACGTGGACGGAGACCACTGTGGGCCTGATTGGGCGAACCCGCGAGGTCGTCATCCATGCCTGGAGCTGGCTGAACTACAAGCCGGTCTACAGCGGCGACGCCGCGGGCATGCCGAACCGCCGCGCCTTCCCCGAAGCGCACGCCATGTGGGTGCCCGCCGAGGACGAACGCCGCCTCGCCGCCTACAAGCTGCTCGCCGCCTACGACCAGAACCAGGCCTCCGAGGTCGCCGCCGTCGGCGGAGACCACCACGCCCGGGACCGCCGCGAATTCGGTGACCCGTCGATGCTCATCGACACCGTCATGGCGCACGTCCTGGGCCGCGAGCAGACCATCACCGTGCCCGGCGCCGAGCACGAAGGCGACGACGACGCGGATGCCGAAGCGGCGATGGCCGCCCGCGTGCAGGAATTCCTGCGCGACTGGGCCGAGGCCGAGCAGCTGCCGATGCGCCTCCAGCAGGCCGAACGCAAGGCCGTCTCGTTGGGGGACGGCGTGTACCGGCTGGCCTGGGACCGCGGCAAGAACCGGCCCACCGTCCGCGTCCACGACCCCGGCTTCTACTTCCCCGTCATCGGCGAGGACGCCGACGGCGGCGACTACCCCACCCGCGTGCACTTCGCGTGGGAGCTGCCCGAAGACCCGAAGCGCGGCCTGAAAGCCAGGATCCGGCGCATCACCTACGAGCTGGACTGGATCCGGCCCGCCACCGGCTCCGGAGTCGACCAGGCCGGCCGTGCCGTGCGAGCCCCGCTCCCCGGCGTCCTGCCCGACGAAGCAGCCGAGGGGGAGGAGCCCCCGCCGCCTTTGACCCGCGGCGACTTCCTCAACCCCGACAGCGGCGCCATCTCCCGCCAGTACGCCTGGAACGACGAACCCAGCTACGTCACCTGCTACCTCACCGACGCCACCTGGAACCTAGGCGACATCAAGGGCCCCTGCGACGTCGACTCCCTGCCCCTGGACGTGGCGACGTTCGCGACTCGCGGCGACGGCGAGGTACTCGACCACCTGGACCTCTTGATTGACTTCGTGCCGGTCGTGCACCTCCCCAACACGGTGCCGCCAGCCGAGGAGCACTGGGGCCAGTCGTCGCTCGCCAAGGTCCTCCAGACCCTCGACGAGCTCGCCGGCACCGACACCGACTCCTCCCGGGCCTCCGCCACCACCGGCTCCCCGATGGTCGGCATCTGGGGCAAGGCCGCCACCGGCAGCAACGCGCAGGAAGTCGCCCCCGGCATGGTGTGGACGCTGGGGGAGGGCGGCGGCATGGTCGCCGTCGACACCTCCAAGGCTCTCGCCGAGCTCCGCAACCACACCCACGACCTCCAGGACCGCACCGCGAACGTCGCCCGCCTCCCCGCGGTCGCCCTCGGCACCATGGACCCGTCTAAGGTCCCGTCCGGCTACGCCCTCCAGCTGTCCCTCGGCCCGCTCGACGCGCTCGTCTCCTCCATGCGCCTGGCCCGCGACCACAAGTACGCCCTGCTCCTCAAGTTCGTACAGCGCCTGTACCTCGCCGGACAGCACCCCGACTGGGTCGGCATACAGCCGCAGCCCGCCAAGCTCACGTTCGGCGCCTACACTCCCACCGACAAGGCGGCCGTTCTCGAGCAGGTCAGCACCGGCGTCGGCGCGGGAGTCCTCTCCCTGGAGACCGCGATCCGCATGCTGATGGACGCGGGCTTCCCGATCGAAGACGCCGCGCAGGAGATCGAACGCATCCAGTCCCGCTCGTTCGACCAGGCCAAGGCCCTCGCGGACGCCACCGGCGACAGCGGCGCCGTCGGCGACTACCTCGGCCTGGACCTCAACCCCGACCCGACACCGCCCACCGTCGTCCTCCCAGCAACCCCCGCCGACCAGGCCGCCCCTGACGCGCAAGCAGCCACCGACCCGAACACCACCACCGATGTGACCAGCGGAAACGCTAAGCAGGGGCAGAGCAGGGGGAATGCCCCGTGACGAATGCGCCTACTCTGATCACAGGCGCGGGGCCTGACGACTCTCCTGTGGGAGGACTTGCCCTCATGCGCCGCCCCGCGCTGCACCACCCGCACCCGGCCACCACCGGCTGGTCGCACCCCTACGCCCCGAACCCCGCCATCTGCTACGCCGACGGCGGCGACGACCCCGCGCCCACACCGCCCGCCGCAGCCGAGGCCCCGAAGCCTGCCCCGCCCGCCGGGAAGATCTTCACCCAAGACGAGGTCGCAGCCCTCGCCGCCAAGGAGAAGTCCCAGGGAGAGCGGGCCGGCGCCCGCAAGGCCCTCGAGGACTTCGCCGCCGCCAACGGCTTCAAGAACGCCGACGACGCCAAGGCCTTCATCGAAGCCGCACGTCAGGCCCAGCAGGATGCCCTCTCCGAGGAGGAGAAGCGCCGAGCCGAGCTGGAGCGACGCGAGCAGGAACTCGCCACCCGCGAGTCCGCCGCCATCGCCCGGGAACGCAACGCCAACCGCCGCGCGGTCCTCGCCGGGCTCGGCGCGACCGGCGACGACCTCGACGACGCCGCAGCCCTACTGCGTGTAGAGGACGACGCGGACGACACCGCGGTCCAGGAAGCAGCAGCCAAGCTGAAGGAACGCCGTCCGGAGCTGTTCGGCGTCCGGCCCGCGCCTGCACCATCCAGCCTCCCACCCGCCCCCGGCGGCGCACCCGCCGGAGGACCGCCGGCCCGGCCCGCGTCCACCGGCAAGCCCGGCGACCGCGGCCGCGAGATGGCCCGCATCCGCGGCCACCTCAAGAACACCGCCTAACCACACACTTCCCGGTCACGGCCGGGCGAACGGGACCACGCCCTCTCCTCGTGGACGCGCACCACCCGGTGCCGCAGCAGCACCGTCACCGCACGAGGAGAGAGCAGTCGTGAACGACTTCCAGCCGCTCTCCTACTCGGACAGTGTCACCGCCGACCGGCCGTGGCTCGCGTCCCTGGTAGGAGTCCAGGACACCAACACCATCACCCTCGACCTGACCAAGTTCAGCTCGGGCACCCACTACACCGCCTCCACCAGCCCGTTCCTTCAGGGCCGCAATGTCATGAAGTCCGGTATCCCGCTCGGCAAGGTCACGGCCAGCGGGCTGTACGCCCCGTACTCGGGGCCGACGTCCGAGACGCAGACCGTCACCATCAGCGGCTCGCCCACGGGCGGAACCTTCACGCTGGCGTTCTCAGGGCAGACCACCTCCGCCATCGCCTACAACGCCACCGCGGCGACCGTGCAGGCCGCGCTGGAGGCCCTGTCGAACATCGCCCCGGGCGACGTGACTGTCACCGGTAACGCGGGCGGCCCCTACACGGTGGTCTTCGCGGGCGCGTACCTGTCCGACGACGTCTCCCAGATGACCGCCTCGGGCTCGTTCACCGGCGGTTCCTCCCCGGCCGTCGCCGTCACCACCAACACCGCTGGCGGCGCCGCATCCGCCTCCGACGGCACCCAGAACCTCGCCGGGTTCCTCGTCGACCACATCTTCTTCAACCCCGGCAGCACCAAGGCCGCGGGCGCCCTGCTGTGGCGCGGCGAGATCTTCGCGGCCAAGCTCCCCGTCCCCATGGACCCGACGAACATCGCGTCCACCGCCCCCGGCGTCAACATCCACTACCGGTAAAGAAGGAGGAGTCCGATGGAAGCCCTTGAGCTCCTTCTTCAGGACACCAGCGCCACCGACCTGACCGTTTTCGCGCGTCAGCTCGACACGCCCGCCAAGTACCGACTGACCCGAGAGGTCCTGCCGCCGCGCACGATCCAGGGCATCCGCTTCAAGGCCGAGTCCATGAAGCGCCGCGTCAACGCCGCGAAGTTCCGCGCCTACGACGCGCCGACCGCCATGGCGCAGCGCCAGGCCGAGCGAGTCGTCAACGAGGGCATGCTCCCCGCCCTCGGCCAGACCCTCGCCGTCTCCGAAATGGACCAGATCCTCCTCGACGTCGGATCCGGGCAGGACACCGCCCGCTACATCGACCTGCTCTACAGCGACGTCGAGCGGCACGTCGAATCGATCCAGACCGCGCAGGAACTCGCCGCCGGCCAGCTGCTGGCCAACGGAACCGTGAACCTGCCCGGCATCGGCCTGGACATCAACTGGAACGTGCCGTCGGCGAACATGCCGACCGCGGCCGTCAAGTGGGACCAGCCCTCCGCGACCCCGCTCGCCGACGAGCGCGCGTGGATCGACTACCTCGTCAACTCCGGTGCACCCACGCCGAAGATGGTCCTGACCTCGCGCCGCGCGCGCAGCATCCTTGCCTCCAACGCCGAGTACCGAGCAGCGTTCTACGGGTCGTACTCGACCGAGACGACTCCCACAGCGACGCTTGCGCCGAACGACGTGGACACCGTACGCGCCCGCTACGGCCTGCCTCCGATCGTGGAGTACGACGTCCAGGTCTGGGACGACGACGTCTACAAGCGCGTCATCCCCGACACCAAGTGGATCCTCGTCCCAGACGTGTCCCCGGCAGAGTGGGCCGAGACCCAGTGGGGCCGCACCCGTGAAGCCGCACAGTTCACCAGCGGCACCAACCCCGCCCTGACCCGCGAAGAAGCCCCCGGCATCGTCGTGGTCACCCACGTAGACGACAACCCGGTGCAGATCTACACCCGCGGCGCGGCCGTCGGCATGCCCGTCCTGTACGTGCCCGACATCCACATCTCCGCAACGGTGCTCTGATCGCCATGGCCAAGCTCGCGAAGACGGTGTTCGTCACCGACCCGGAACGCGCAGGCGTCAGTGTCCGGCTGGACGCTGGCCAGGAAGTGCCCGAGCACCTCGAGTCCGCGGTCACCAACCCGGACGCGTGGGAGGACGGCAAGCTCCCCGCCGCCGCGGCAAAGGCGGCCGCGGAGGAGCAGCGCAAGCCCGAACCGTCGCCCGACGACGACGGGGACGACAAGCCGGCCGCCAAGAAGACGGCGGCCAACCGACCGGCTCGGGGCCGGAAGTCAGCCGCCGACGAGGGCGAAGGCAGCTGACACACGGGTGCGGGCCCCGGCAGGGGCGCTCAGGGCCCGCACCCACACCCCACCCTTCCCAACCCGCACCACCTGGAGGCCGCAGTGGACGTAGCCATCCGCGACTGGCTACTCGACCAGCTCGGCAAAGACACCGACATCGCCGACCTGGAAGCCCGCTACGCCCGCCTCGGCAAAGCCCGCGCCGTCGCACTCACCGTCCTCCAGCAACGCTGGAACGACCTCGTCGCCCAGCCGACCGTCATCGGCGTGAGCTCCGTCGTCAACCTCAACACCACTGCGAACCTCGCCGCCCTGGAACGCAAAATGGCCGCCCTCCAGGCCGACGGCGCGCCGCCCGCCCCCGACGAGCCCGCCGACACCAACACCAGCAGCGACGACAGGTTCGGGATCATCCGGCTCGTAGAGCGGCGCCGCCGATGACCACACCCATCCAAGACCAGCGCACCCGCAACGGCCGCGAAGAGCTCACCGCCCTCATCGCCGCCGGCGCAGCCCAGCTCACCACCGCCTGGTCCATCCTCCACACCAGCCAGCGCGTCCTCCTCGCCCGCCTCGCCCAGATCCAAGGCGGCCACACGGTGGGCGCCACCCAGCAGATCCGCACCGCGCTGGTCGAGTTCAACGCCGACGTGGGGGAGTTCGACCGCCGCGCCCGAGCCTTCGTCGAACGCTGGGCCGCACAGGACCTGCCGGTCGCCTACCGCGACGGCGCCGTCCGCGCCCTCGAGCGCACCGAAGCCAACCGTGACCTGTTCACCTGGACCGCGACCCATCAGGCCGCCATCACCGGAATCACCGCGCCGTTCTGGGGCGACCTGATCCGCCGCATCACCGAAGCCGTCCGCCGCGCGCAGGCCTTCGCCCGCGCCGCGCAGGACGCCGCCCGCAGCATCCTCGGCATCCAGACAGATCGGCTCCTCGAGGAGCACCCACTCGACACGGTCATCTACGCCAACCAGGCCCGCCACCCCGTCCGCTCCTGGGCCGCAGCAGCCCTGTCCTGGCAGGGCGTCGTCACCGCCAACCACGGCGCGATCAACACCGCCCGCGACGAGCTCGGCGCCGAGTGGATGCAGGTCCGGGACGGCCCGGAGTGCGGATGGACGAGCCACCCGGACACCGATCACGCCGACGGCACCCTCCGCTCCCTCGACGAATGCGCCACCTACCCCAGCGCTCACCACGGCTGCATCCGGGAGTTCTACCCCCGCCCCGACCTCACCGGCCGCCCCGACATCGCAGACGGAGACCCTGCATGAGCGCGATGCATGTCCTCCCGATCAACGACCTGATCGAGCATGAAGACACAGGCACCTCCTGCGTGTGCGGCCCCACCGAACGCCCCGTAAAGGCCGACGACGGATCCATCAACTGGGTCGTCGTGCACAACTCCCTAGACGGGCGAGAGATGGAGGAGGGGCAAGATGCCCACTGAGCCCACCGCGCATGGGGTCCGGATCGACGCGCAGCCCGGCAGCGTCAGCATCCGCCTCGACGGCACCGAGATCGGGCCCGACGTCATCGGCTACACCCTCCAGCACGACGTACACAGCACCCTCCCACAGATGCTCGTGCACACCCGGCAGCCCGCCGGCGTCACCTTCGAGGGCCTGGCGCACGTCATGGTCGCCGACACCACGCCGCCCGCCGAGGCGATCCGCGCGTTCCTGCGCACCGTCAACCCCGCCGAGCTAGAGCAGGCGGCCCTGGACAGCGACGACCTCGAGGACGAGCGCTACGCCCTCACCCGGGCGATGCTCGCCCAGCTCATGGACTGGGCCGAGGAGAGGGGAGGAGCCTGATGGCCAGCCTTGATGCCGCGCTGGCGGGCGCCGTCCGCTGGATCAACACCAATCTCCTGGTGGACACGATCCGCATCACGCTGCCCGCCACCGGCGGCCCGGTCTACAACCCTGACACCGGGCAGAACGAATACCCCGAGGGCGACGTGCTGTACGAGGGGCCGGGGGCGGTGCAGGGCGGTACCGCCCAGTCGGAGATCAGCGCCACGCCCGATGCCGGGCAGATGTGGGTGCAGGAGACAAAGTCCCGCTACCGGCTGATGACGCCGCTGTCCGCGCCGCTCGCCCCCAAGGACGCCATCGTCACCGTCGTCAGCGTCCACAACGTCGCAAACACGGCGCTCCTCGGCCGGTCCTGGATCACGCAGGACCCGGCCCGCGCCGCCACCACGGAGGTCGTCCGCATCACCCCACTCGACCAGAACCAGGCTCCGCGGGAGGCCGTATGACGCCCGACCAGCTGGCCGCCCGTCTTGAGGCGGCCGCGCTGCGCATCGGCCCCGCCATCGCACACGGCGTAGAACACGCCGCCGAGCTCGGCCGCGCCCAGATCAAAGGGCACGCCTCCGGCCGCCCAGGACCGAACGTCATCACCGGCTTCTACCGCAACAGCTGGCAGATCGAGAAGCGGCACCTTCCGCACGGCGCGCAGTGCACCATCGGCACCATGGAACCGTACGGCCGCCGCCTCGAATTCGGCTTCGTCGGCGCCGACAGCCTGGGCCGCGTATACAACCAGCCGCCGTTCCCACACGTCCAGCCGTCCCTGCCCGCGATGACCGCGGCGCTGCACTTCGGGATGATGTCCGCCGTCGCGGAGGCCCTGCGGTGATCGAACGCCGGACCGTCACCAACGCCCTCGCCGCCCTCCTCGGCACGGCCACCAGCCTGCCCGTCGGCCGCGGCGTCCTGCCGGCCAGCCCCGCCAACGCCACCGCCTACTACGTCCTCACCCCCCTGGACTCCACCCTGTCCGGCGCCCCCTTCGCCGACATGAACGAGGACCTGTCCCTCGTCGTCCAGGTCACCAGCGTCTCCGCCCCAGACAGGACGCGCCCCGGGTCCGTCGGCACCCTCGAGCAAGCCGAAGGCCTCGCCGACAAAGCCCGCGCCGCGTTTCTAGCCCGCAACCCCTCGACCGGCCAGTGGACGAACCGCCTCGCCGTCGCCGGCGCCGCGTGCATGTGCCGGGAACTGGAGGTCGAGGTCGGGGCAATGAATGATCCCACCGATGGCATCATCAGCTATGTGCAGCGGTTTCGTTTCGACCTGACCGCCGCCTGACCCACGGTCAGGCACTTCACCGCACCGCGGCGGCCCCTTTCGCGGACGCGCCACCCAGTGGCCGAACACCCACACATCACGTGAAGGGGCCACGACCGGCCCCGGGACAAGGGGCCCACCTCATGGCCAGGTTTTCCCGCAAGGGCGTAACGAAGATCCTGTTCGCCGAAACCATCACCTCCACCAGCTACATCCCCACCCGCGCCGAGATCACCGGCGCCACCAAGCTGACCAAGGCCATCGCCGCTGTCGACGGGTTCTCCCTGGAAAACCAGGAGATCGAAACCCCCGACATGGAGTCCACCTTCGACTCCAAGATCCCCGGCTCCGACCAGGCCGCCGACTCGTCGCTGACGTTCTACGAGGACGACACCGACAGCGACCTCGAAGAAGCCCTGGCAAAGGGCACCGTCGGCTTCATCATCATCCTCCGCAAGGGCGACGTCCCCGCCAGCATGTCCATGGACGTCTACCCGGTGCGTGTCGCCTCCCGCAGCTCGGAAATCACCGCCGACAACGAGGCCGCCAAGTGGACGGCGAAGTTCAGCATCACCGACACCCCGGTACAGGGCGCAGCCGTCCCGGCCGCCACCTGACCCACCCAGCCCCCGGCCGGCGCCCTCCGCTTTTGGGAAGGGGCGCCGCGGTGCCGGCCGGGCCCCTTCCCACTGGAGAACACCATGACCACCACCCTGCCCCAGCCCCCGGCCGACGCCGTCGCCAAGGACGCCCACTGGGCCACCACCCTGGAGCGCCTGCGCAACCGGCAGCGCCCCACCGCCACGCTCACCATCTGCGACGACCAGGCCGCCAAGACCGCCCTCGGTCTCGCGCAGTACGAGCAGCGCAACGCCAAGCGCCTCGCCGAGGACGACACCTCGCCCGAAGCGAAGAAGGCCGTCAAGACGGCCGACGCTGCGGTCGCCAAGGCGCAGGCCGCCGTCGACGAGGCCTCCATCGTCCTGACGTTTCGGGCACTGGAGCGCGCCGCCCTCGACGCGCTGAAGAAGGCCCACCCACCAACCGAGGAGCAGGCCGAGGACGGCTTCGAAATCAACGCCAACACCCTCGGCCCCGCCCTCGTCGCGGCCTCCAACCTCGACGGCATGACCGAGGAGCAGGCCCGCGAATTCCTCGACACCTGGTCCGACGCCGAGGCCGGCGCCCTGTTCTCCACTGCCTGGAACGTGCAGTTGGAGTCGCGCCTGGACCTGGGAAAAGGCTGATCGCCGATGCGCGACTACGCGGCGAGCTCGAACTGTGCGACCGGTGGGGCATCCCGCACAGCCAGTTCCGCGGCATCGGCGACGGCACCTGGACATCCCGCGACCGCGCCAAGGCCCTCGCCTACCGCGACTACCAACGCTCGGTGTGCTCGCAGTGCGGCACCCGAGCAGAGGACTGGGACCAGGGCGGCGACGACGACACCGAGGACGCCTACGTCGCCATCACCCACCTGTGCATCGGCTGCCAGACCATCGCCGACAAACAGGACTCCCTCAAGACCGACGACTCCAGCAGCCACGGCAAGAAAGTCCTGCTCATCCCGGCTTCGGTGCACGCCGCGACCGAAGCGATGAAGCAGCTCCAAGCCAAGCAGCGCCGCAAGTTCGAAGACGACGAATAGAAGGGAGCGGGCCCGGTGGCGAACTGGAACCTGTCCGTTGACCTGCGGGGCAACGGCACGTCACTGGCCCGCGCCCTCCGCGAGTCCGCCACCCACGCCCGAACCCTCGACCAGTCCCTCACCCGCGCCCGCACCGGCGTCCGCGAACTCGACACCGCCGCACGGTCCGCCCGCGGCAACCTCCGCTCCCTCGGCCGCGAGGCCCGCAACGCGGCCCGCGACATCCAGCGCCTCGGCAACAACGCCCGCACCACCGCCCGCAACCTGGGCCGTTACGGCGACGCCGCCCGCACCGCACAGCGCAACATGGACCGTCTCGGCTCCAACAGCCGCAACGCGGCCCGCGACATCGCCCGCATGCGCAGCCAGCTCACCACCGCCGTCCGCGACCTCCAGCGCCTCACCGTCGCCGCCCGCACTGCCGCCACCCAAACCGACCGGGTCGGCTCCCGAGGCATCTCCTCCATGCGCCGCTTCGCCGGCGAGACCGGCCGCGCCCACGGCCAGCTCCGCAGCATGGCCGCGCTCCTGTCCGGCGGGGCGCTGGTCATGGGCCTGGCCGGGATGGTCAAAGAGGGCAACGAATACCAGCAGCAGATGAACGCGTTCGGCGCGGTGACCGGTGCCACGCAGATGCAGATGAAGCGGGCCGCCGCGACTGCCAACCAGCTCGGCAACGACCTGTCCCTGCCCGGTGCCACCGCCGGCGACGCCGCCGAGGCCATGGTCGAGCTCGCGAAGGCCGGCTTCCGCACCGATCAGGCCATCTCGGCGACCGGCGCATCCCTGCGTCTGGCGTCCGCAGCGCAGGTCAACGCCGCCGACAGCGCAAAATACCTCGGCGACATCATGGACCAGTTCGGCATGGGTGCCGACCAGGCCTCCCGCGCCGCCGACACCCTGGCCTCCACCGCCAACGCCGCGTCCGGTGACATCAAAGACATCTACTACGCGATGAAATACGCCGGGCCGGTCGCGCACGGGCTCGGCGTCAGCATCGAGGAGACCGCCTCCGCGGTCGGCATGCTCGGCAAGGCGGGCATCCTCGGTCAGACCGCCGGTACGACGCTCCGCGGCATGATGGCCAACTTGGCTGCGCCCACCCCGCAGATGATCGAAGGCCTCAAGGCCATGGGTATCGAGGCGTGGGACGCCTCCGGGCAGTTCAAGGGCCTGCGTTACGTCATCGACGGCCTGTCCAAGGCCCAGCACAAGATGACGCAGCAGGATTTCGCGGCCGCCGTCAAGAAGTCCATGGGCAAGCCCGCGATGTCCGGCGCGATCGCCATGGCCCACCAGGGCGTCGACAGCTTCGATAACCTCATGGCCGCCGTAAAGGGCACCGGATCGGCCGCCGACATCGCCGCCGCCAAGGGCAAGGGTCTCGCCGGCGCCATGCTCGGCCTCAAAACCCAGGCACGCCAGACCGGACTCGCCATCTACCAGGGCATGGCCCCCGGGATGGAGTGGATGACCCGCGGCATCACCAAGGGACTGTCCGCCGCCACCCCGAAGATCGAAAAGTTCTTCCAGTACCTCAACAGCGCCGCCACGCTCTTCGGCCCGGAGGTCGGCGCCGCCCTGTCCAGCAAGTTCTCCGCCATCGGCAAGAGCGTGTCCGGAATGGTCGGCCCCCTCAAGGACTTCGGTGAGCACGCCCTCGCCCAGGTCCTGCACGTTCTTCTGTCCATCGGCGACACCGCCGGTCAAGTGTTCGACAACGTCGTTTCCTTCATCCAGCCCGTCGTGAGCGGCTTCTCCTCCCTCGCCCACGGATCGTCCGGCCTGGGCTCCGCTATCGACATCGCCACCATGGCTCTCGACGCGATCCTCTCCGTACTGGGCTGGCTCTCCGGAGTCCTCGGGCCCATCGGCCACCTCGTTGGTGGCATCGTCTCGGCCTTCGGTTCCCTCCCCGGACCAGTACAGGCAGCCGTCGCCGCAATGTTCCTCTTCCGCCGCGTCCAGGGCCCCCTGTCCAACATCGCCAACACCGTCCGCGGCCGTGTCACCGGAGCCTTCCAGTCCCTGTCACAGCAGATGGCCTACCAGCGAACCCTGGCTGGTGCAGCCGGCCAGTCCCTCTCCCGCTACGGTGCGGCATTCGCTGTCCTCCAAGACCGGGTGCCGATCATCGGCCGGATGGCTGGCAGCTTCCGGACCGCGGCCGCCGCCGGATCCGGGTTCACCGGCACACTCCGCGGCGTCGCTGCCGCAGCAGGTACCGGCTTGCGCGGAGCAATGTCCGGCCTCACCGCCGCTATGGGCGGCCCCTGGGGCGTAGCCATCGCCGGCGCAACCGTCGCCCTGGGCTTCCTCGCCAGCGCACAGCAGAAAGCAGCCCAGGCCGCCGCAGAGCACGACCAGCGGATCGCGAACCTCTCCCAGGCCCTGCGCGAGTCCAAGGGCGCCGTCGACGACAACGTCCGCGCCGTCGCCGCCCAGCAGATCCAGGACATGAAGGTCGGCGGCGGCCGCCAAAAACTCGTCGACGTGATGCGCCGCTCCGGCGTCACGCTGAAAGACCTGACCAGCTCCTACCTGGGCGAAGGCAAAAGCCTCGGCAGTCTCCAAAAGCAGCTGGAAGCGGTCGCCGAGGCCCACACCAAGGTCACCGTCAGCTCCGGCGGTGGCGTGGCAACCGACATCGACCCCGTAGGTAAGTCCGCGAAGGACGCGGCCGAAGCCCTCTCCGGCATGAAGGGAGAGATGAAGGACTCGGTGCAGTCCGCGAAGGAGCTCGCCGCAGCACAGAAGGGCTCAGGCGAGGGAGTCTCGGCCTACCAGCAGCTGAAGGACAGCGTCGCGGCCCTCGCCGACAAGACCGGGGACGCCGACTCCCGCACCCGCGCCCTGCGCGCGAGCCTCGACCTGCTCTCCGGCGGCAGCATCAGCCTCCAGGCAGCCCAAGCCCGCGTCAACGAGGCCATCACCCAGGCCAACGAGGCGATGGCCACCGGCGTCAAGAAGTCCGACGGCTGGGGCAAGGCACTCGTCAAGACCAACGGCACGATCGACACCACCACGAAGAACGGCCAGGGCCTCTTCAACACCCTCAACAACATTGCCAGCGGCAGCGCTGACGCCGCGATTGCTGCCTACGACTTCGCGGAGTCCCAGGGCAAAGGGCTCCCGGAAAAGCTCAAGGCCTCCCAGGCAGAGATGCAAAAGGCCCGCGATGCGGCCATCAAGCTGGGTGAGGGCTACGGCCTGTCGACGAAGCAGGCGCAAGGCGTTGCCGACGCCATGGGCCTCATCCCCGGCCAAGTCAGCATCCTGCTCCAGACGAAGGGCGTCGACTCCACCCTCGCCGAGCTCCTCGCCGTCCAGGCCGAGTTCGCAAAGGTCCCCAAGTCGAAGACCGTCAAGGTCGACACCCTCTCCGACGACGCGAAGAAGAAGCTCGAGGAACTCGGCTACACCGTCAAGCTGATCCCCGGCACCCGCGAATACAAGGTCACCGCCAAGACCGGGCAGGCCAAAGCCGACCTCGCGAACCTGCTCAAGCAGATGCAGGCCGTGCCGGGCGGCAAAAACATCAGCATGAGCGCCAAGACCGCTGGAGCGCTCCGCGATCTGCAAAACCTCAAGGCTGCAGTCGAGAAGCAGCACGGCAAGACCATCACCATGAACGTCCCCACCGCCGAGGGCCGCCGACAGCTGGAACTCCTCGGCTTCAAAATCCAGTCGACGAACGGGAAAACCGTGGTCGTCAGCGTGCCGACGGGGACGCCCAGGTCTCAAGTCGCAGCAATCCAATCCGCGATCAACAGCGTCCACGGAAGCTCGGCGACCATCAGCGTCTACAAGAAGACGTTCATCGACACCATCGTCCGCAAGTCCAACCCGGGCCCCTACGCCTCCGGGTACCAGGCCGACGGCTCCGTCCAGGTCAGCCGCTTCGCCGGCGGCGGCATGCGGCGTGAGAACCACGTCGCACAGATCGCCCGCGCTGGCGAATGGCGAGTGTGGGCGGAGGACGAAACTCAGGGCGAGAGCTACATCCCTTTGGCCAGGTCGAAGCGCCCACGGTCTCGGAAGATAGCCGAGGAGACCGTGCGCCGACTCGGCGGCAAGGGCATCGCCTGGAACGCCGCGGGAAGCGTCACCCAGTTCGCGGACGGCGGCGGCCTCGACTTCACCTACTCCGGCACCGGAGCCGGAGCCCAGCGATACACCCTGTCCGGGCTCATCAGCGCCTCGAACGACAAGAAAGGCAACTTCAACCTCTCCATCTTCAACAGCAAACTGCGAGCCTCGAACAACTCCCTCGACGCCTGGCGCAAGGACCTCGCCACCGTCGCATCCCGCGCCGGCCAGGACGTAGCCGACGCCCTCGCCGAGATGGGCGACGAAGGCATCGCCCTCACGAAGAACATGGCCCACGGCTCGTCGAAGTACTTGAAAGACATGGCATCCCAGCTGCGGAATTTGGCCGCCTCCGCCAGGGGCCTCCCTGGGCGAGTACACCTCCCAGCTGAACGCCGCCGTCAAGGACCAGGCCACCTTCCAGGCGAACCTCACCAAGCTCGCCGCCGGCGGCTACGGGGCTCTCGCTACGCGTCTCGCCTCGCAGAACGACCAGGACGCTGAAGCCCTGGCGGCCGCCGCGGTCAAGGACAAGGGAAAGGCGTCCTCGGCGAACAGGGCCGCTACCGCGGCAAACAATGCGCTCTCCTCCGAGCAGATCGCGCAGCTCGTGCAGATCATCGCCGCGGTCAAGACCAGCAAGACCGGCATCCACGACGTCGCCGCAGCCACGGGCCTGGGCGAGGACGACATCGTTACTGTCGCCACCAAGGCCAGTGCCCAGATCAAGAGCAGCCTCGGCTCCCGCTCGACGAAATTCCTCGTCGACCTGGCCCGCGCGCAGAAGGGCTTGAGCTACGCCAACGGCGGCATCCGCCCCGGTATCTACGGCACCCGCACCGGCGCCGTCACGTTCGCCGAACCCTCCACCGGCGGCGAGGCGTACATCCCCCTCGGCGCCAACAAGCGCGCCTCCGCCACCGCGGTCCTCGGCGACGTCGCCCACCGCTTCGGCGTCGGCCTCACCGACGCCAACGCCGGCCGCATCGTCGTCATCAGCCAGGAAGGCCCCACCACTGTGAACGTCCCGGTGACCAAGACCAACGCCTCCGCCTACGACATCGGCCACCAGGTCGGCCGTCAGATGCGGCGCGCCAAGCGGGGAGGGGTGGCAGCCCGTGCCGGACATTGACCTGGAAGAAGGACAGTGGGACCTCGGCGGAATCCTCATGGGCACCGGCACGCCGGTCCGGTTCAAAGAGATCACCGGCCTGGGCTGGCCGGGTACACGCGACAGCGACGTCGACCAGCCGTCCGCCGACGGCGCGTTCCCGGGCCCGGACTACTACACGGCCCGCACCATCGAGTTCGACGCCAATATCCGCGTCCCCGGGAACGGCCCGGCCTGTGAGGCGATCCTCGCGCAGATGCAGGCAGCCGCCGACGACCCCACGATCCGGCTCGTCGGCGGCGCCACCATGCCGCTGCGCGTCCGCCGGCCAGGCAGCGACACCCGCCGCGTCAACGGCCGCCTGCGCCGCCTCGCCCCGGAAATGGCCACAGCCATCCACGGCTTCATCCCCGTCGACATGGCCTTCGAGGCCACCGACCCGACCTGGTACGGGGACGCCGAGCAAACGGTCGACATCCCCTTGGGGTGGATGACTGGCGGCGGCTTCACCGCACCCGTCTTCGCGCCGATCTTCGTCACCTCCGCCACCGAGGCAGCGGTACGCCCCGGGTGGGTCACCAACGCGGGCACCCGCAGCACCTGGCCTGTGCTGCGCATCCAGGGGCCGTGCAGCAACGTCACCATTACGCACGTCGCATCCGGCCGCACGCTGACGCTGCCGACGCTGACGCTGACCGCGGAGCAGTGGGTGGAGCTCGATACCCGTCCCGGCCGTCTGTCGGTGGTGCGGGAGAACGGCGGCAACGCCGAGACGTACCTGTCCCCGGCATCGCGCCTCGATCAGTTCTCGCTACCGCCTGGCCAGTCCGAGATGCGGTGGACGGCTGTCGACCCGACCAACTCAGCCCGCCTCAGCGTCACCTGGCGCGACGCCTACACCGCCCTCTAGGAGCACCAATGGCCCTGTTCCAAGCGCCGATCATGACCGATGGCGCGTACCACTCAGCACAGCAGTTCCGCATGCTCGTGCGAGACCTGGCCCGCGGCTCCGAGGGCATCACCGAAGGCGACGACCTGAAGGTCACCGCCCTGTCCACGCCCGGCAGCCAGGTGCAGATATCTGACGGATCCGGCATCATCCGCGGCCGCGACAACACCTTCCAGGGCTCCTACGCAGTGTGCAACGTCGGCACCGAGACGATGGACATCGCCCCGACGGGCGGGAGCCCACGCTCCGACATGATCGTGTTGCGTGTCGAAGACCCCGAATACGGCGGCAGCAGTCTCGACCCACTCGTCGATCAGATCGAGTACTTCCAGGTCATCTCCAACGTCACCAGCACCGCCACCGTCATCCCGGATGCGCGTACGGCGATCCCGCTGGCCCGCATCGACATACCGGCCTCCACGTCGATCATCACCAACGCGATGATCACGGACCTGCGGAGCATCGCCAACCCTCGCCGCGACCGGCAGATGCAGCTCCAGTCCCCGGGCTCCCTGTCCACCGAAATCTCCGGGAGCAGCGGCACCTACTCGTACTTCAGCACCGCCGCGGGCTGGAACTTCGCCATCCCCACCTGGGCAGCCCGCGTCAAAATCAAGATCGACGTGGGCCAGATCCGCTACAGCACCGGCACCATCTTCGGACAGCTCCGCGCCACCTTCGGAGCATCCCTCACCGTCCAGCAGGTCATCCTCGACGACAACCAGGGCACCGGCGTCCGCCGCGCCACCGTCGTCCTCGGCGACAACCTCCTCATCCCCGACACCTACCGCGGCACCAGCCAGCTCCTGCGCCTCCAGGTCGCCGGATTCTCCGGCAACGCCGGCAAGTTCTCCGTCGACTCCAGCACCACGATCATTGCGGACGTCGAATTCTTCGAGGCGCCGTACTGATGGCCGACTACCGGGTGCTGACCCAGCACGCCCTCACCGGTCAGTGGCTGTCCAAGGCCCTGCCCATGACCGGCCTGGAGTACGGATCCGAGCTGAACGGCCCTGGCTCCCTGTCCGGCACGCTCTCCCCGCACCTCCTGGCGTCCAACACCACCCTCACCGACCCCGGCACCACGCTGATCTACGTGGAGCGGGACGGGCTGCTGCGCTGGGGCGGCCTGGTCTGGGACGCCCGACCCCAAGGCTCCGAGTACGCCATCGAAGCCGCCGGCTGGTCCTCCTACCTCCAGCACCGCCACGACCTGGACGGCAACCTCGGCGGCCGCGGCCCCTACGCCTACGCCGACCCCTGCACAGTCATCCGCGACATTTGGGCGTACGCCCAGTCGATCGCCGACGGGAACCTCGGCGTGACGGTGGACGCGACGACCAGCACCGCGAAGGTCGGCACCACCACCGAACCCCTCAAATTCAACTGGTGGGAGTCACCAGTCCTTGGCGACGCCATCGACAACCTCGTCTCCGGCGACGCCACCCCCGACTACGCCTGCGACGTCGCCTGGAACACCGGCCGCACCGCGCCCGTGCGCCGCGTCCGCCTCGGCTGGCCACGACTCGGCGCCCGCCGCACCGACATCAGCTTCGCGACCGGCGTCAACATCATCGAAGACCCCGAAGTACCGCAGGCCGGCGACGAGTACGCGCAGGTCGTCGTCGCCGCCGGCGCCGGAGATGGATCCGCGAAGAAGCGATCCATCAGCGCCGTCCGCAACGGCCGCCTGCGCCTTGAAGCGATCCTCGACCTGCCCGACGTCAACGGCACCGACCTCCTCGCCAGGCGCGCCGCCGCCGAATCGAAGTGGCGCCAGACCCTCGGCTCGGTCGCAGAGATCACCGTCCGCAACCACCCCGCGGCCCCCATCGGCTCCTGGCAGGTCGGCGATGACGTCCCCGTCCGCGTCAACAACCCCTGGACCAGCTTCGTGGGCTGGTGCCGCATCACCGGCTGGACCGTGAAACCCACCGCACAGGGCGGCGAGCAGGCCACCCTGCAGCTCAAGCCCGCAGAGTCGTACGTCTACGGAGGCGTCTGATGGACATCGGAGCCCAGCTCGCCCGGCTAGAGGCCCGGCTCACGAAGGTCGAACGATCTTCACGTCTGTCGTCCGCATCCCTGGACGGGACCTCGCTCGTCGCGCGAGACGATACGGGAGGCCTGCGCGCCATCGTCGGCCAGCAGGCTGATGGCACGTCCGGCATACAGGTCGTCAACGGACCGCCCCCGCCCGCACCGTCCGCACCGATCGCGGTGTCCGTCCTGGGCGGGGTCACCGTTTCGTGGGACGGGCAGTTCGTCGACGGCGCGGTGATCCCGCTGGACTGGGCCCGGATCGAGGTCCACGCCTCCACCAGCCCCGGTTTCACGCCGACTGCGGCGACGCTACAGTCCACGATCGAGACGGCGCAGGGCGCCACCGTCGTCGTAGTGACGGACGACCCGGTGTACGTACAACTGCTAGCCCGCAACACGTCCGGCGCCGCCTCAACCCCCTCGGCCGAAGTGGGCCCGTTCGGACCGACGCCCGTGGTCGCCTCCGACGTCCTCGACGGCATCATCACCACCGTCAAGCTCGCCGACGACGCAGTGACCGCGGCCAAGGTCGCCGCAGGAGCGATCGGCACCACAGAGATCACCGATAACGCCGTCACCACACAGAAGATCGTGGCCGGGGCGATCCTCGCCGGTCAGATAGCCGCCGGGGCCGTCCTCACCGACAAGCTTGCCGCGGAAGCCGTCACCGCCGCCAAAATCGCCTCCCTGGCGATCACCACCGACAAGCTCGACGCCAACGCGGTCACCACAGCCAAGCTGTCCGCCGGATCGGTGGACGCGACCGCCCTGAAAGCGGACGCCATCACCGGCAAGACGATCACCGGGGGCACCATCACCGGCACGGACATCATCGGCGCCACCGTCACCGGCGGCGTCCTCCAGACCAACACCTCCGGCTCCCGCGTCGTCGTCACCCCCACCCCGCCCGCAGGCATGGTCACCAGGCCGACGGTTCTCCTCTACTCCGGAGTCACCGGCGAAATCTTCCCAGCAGCCCTCAACTCCGGGCCGAACGTCACCAACTCGGCACAACCCACGACCGTCATCGGCGCGCCCGTCGTAGCCCAAGACAGCAGCGGCAACTACTCCCAAACCTTCCTGTCCCTCAGCTCACCCAAGGCCGGCTCGTACTCGGGAAACTTCACCTGCGCCACGGGCGCCCCCACCGCGACCAGCGAAATCGGGTACGCAGGGATCAGCGCTACCACCGCCACGACAACCAGCGGGGCCTCCAGCTGCAACATCTACGCCAAGGACGGCAACATCACCGGCAAGCACTCCTCGGTCTACATCACCGGCGACTACGTCAACATCACCGCCAACGGCGCCGATCACACGTTCACTTCGTCCGGGATCCAGGTCACCGGCAGCGTCATGGCCCAGAACACCCCGTACCTGGTCAGCAAGCCCATCAACACCGACCGCATCAGCACCACGACCCGCACTGCGGACCCGCACCTGACGGTGTCCCTCCTCGCGAACGCGACGTACATCGTCGAGTTCCACCTGTACACCGGCGGTTCGTCGTTCGCGTTGACGGTGACGGAGTGGCTGGTGCCCAGTGGCGCTACCGGCCTGAAGGGCGCTATGGGCCCGGCCTCGTCGGCTACAGAGACGACCGCGGGCAACAACAACGCCGACGGCATCGCCATGCGATCGGGCAGTCACGGGTTCAGTACGACCGTCACATACGGCCGCCGCAACGTGAACACCAACCTGGTTTACGCGATCGAGACCGGCACGGTCACCACCACCAGCGCCGGAACGCTCGCCCTCGGATGGGCCCAGTCAACCTCCAGCACCACCTTCAACCGCATGGGCCTCGGCTCATGGATGCGAGCCGTCCGCATCGCCTGACACATCAGGGGCAATGCCGGGGCTGATCGCCCGTACTCTCATCTGTAGGCGACCCTCCGCCGCACCCCGAGGGACTGACCGCGCCCGTGGCGCCCAGTCAGACACCACATCAGCTCAGGCGCGGGGAGTGCAGGAGCTCGGGGCATTGCCCGACCTCGACATCACCCAGTACGACGTAACCGGCTCATTGGGCCGGCACCGCGTGCTGGACCCCCGCAGCCTTGCCTACCGCCGCCCGTACGCCGGCGCGACTATCCGCACAGTGGAGTGGGCACCTCGGGTTCCCGTGCTCGACCAACAGAATCTCCTCGCGCAGCGCATCCACACCTCACAGATGTTCGACGGGGTCCAGGACGTGGACGCGCTCGGCAGCTGCACCGCCAATGCTGCCACCGCCTGCCTGTCCGTCCTCCTCAGCCACGACGCATGCGCCAAGGCAGGCCTGGACACCACCGACGCCGTCGCCGCCGAGCGCTTCGCCATCCAGCTATACGCCGACGCCACCAAGGCCGACCAGTGGCTCGACTACACCTGGCCCTCGGATGACTGCGGATCCTCCGGCCTCGGCGTCGCCAAGGCACTCCGCCGACGCGGGCTCATCGACCAGTACGGCCACGCCAAGACCGCAGAAGAGCTGTGTGCACTGCTCCAGACCGGCCCGGTCCTGATGGGCATGCCCTGGCATCAGGCGTTTTTCGAACCGGTCTCCTCCCTCGCGCTGCTGGACGAGATCCCTCACTGGCAGGACTCCCCGGTCGCTGGCGGTCACGAGGTCTGCATCACCGCCATCGAGTCCGTCGCCGAGGTCGAGGGCGACATCGCCTACGAGCACACCGTCCTCCGCGTCAGAAATTCCTGGGGGTCCTGGGGCGACAACGGTTCCTTCCGCATGTCCCTGGCCGTCTACCAGGCCCTTCGCTCCGAAATCGACCTCATCCAGCCGCGCCTCGACTCCAGGAGCCAGTGATGCCGCGCGCAAAGCACGAGCCCGACGAAGAACACACCGCCACGGACACAGCTGAAGCCCCAGAAGAAGCACCGGAGCCCGAGCAGCCCCAGGCCACCGAGCCGGACGCGGACAACGACGACCTGTACGAGCCGTTCCCCGGATCCGCCTTCTTCCACGGCGGCCGCAGCAGCGAAATCGTCGGTGCGATGGGCCGCCGCCTCGAGCAGGAAGGCCACGCCCCCGAAGGCGTCCGCCTCGGCCAGGACTGGACGAACGCCCACAAGCGGGCCTTCGCCGCCCACCAGCACACGCTGCGCCCCAAGGAGGGCGGCGACGTCTCCGGCATCCCAGACGAGGTCGCCTGGCGGGCGCTCCGGGTTCCCCGAGTAAGCCCGCGATGACCGGACACGGCGTCACCTTCACACCCGGAGAGACGTACGTCCCTCTTTCCGCCCAGCACCAAGGACAGATGATGGCCACCTGTAGAGGAATCGACGTCTCCGCCTACCAGGGCACCCAGAACTGGACCGCCCTCAAGGCGGACGGGATCGCCTTCGCCTTCGCCAAGGCTTCCGAGGGACAGAAGGGCCGCGACGCGCGGTTCGCCACGCACATCAAGGGCATCAAGGCCGCGGGCCTGGTGCCGGGTGGGTATCACTTCGCGTGGCCCAATCAGGACCCGAAGCTGGAGGCCGCGAACTATATAGCCGCGGTCAAGCCGTACGCGGGAAAGGGCTTCACGCACTGGCTGGACTTGGAGCGCTACTCCGACGGCCGCAACTACCGCGGGAAGACCGCGGCGCAGATCAAGACGTGGGTGCAGACCTGGCTGTCCCTGGTGCAGACCGCGTTTCCTGGGCAGCGTGTCGGCGTCTACACGTCCGCGGATGACCTGAAGAACGGGCACATCCCGGCCGGAACGCCGCTGTGGTACCCGGCGTACCCGTGGGGCGCGGCTGCGTACTCCAAGGCGGAGGCCGCTGCGAAGCCGAAGCCGTCCGGCTGGTCGCCGATGATCTGGCAGTTCACCAGCCAGCCCATGGACCGCTCCATCTGCTACCTGTCCGCGTCCGCGCTGCGTGAGTGGGCCGGCGGGGAGTCCTCCAAGCCAACCAAGCCGACCCCGAAGCCCACGTACGAGCCGTTCCCCGGCGCCTCCTGGTTCAAGCTCGGCCGGAAGTCCCCGATCGTCGCCGCGATGCACAAGCGCCTCGTCGCCATGGGCTGCAACCACTACAAGTCCAGCAAGAACACCGACGTCATCGGCTCCGGCGACATCGCCTCCTACGAGGCCTGGCAGCGGAAATGTGGCTACAGCGGGGCCGCCGCCAAGTGGCCGCCCGGAAAGGCCAGCTGGGACAAGCTCCACATCCCGAACGTCTGAACCCTGCACGACCCATCCTCCTCGCAAAGGAACCCTCATGAAGATCTTCGGAAGAGAGCCAGCGGCGCTTCTCACGCTGGTGGCTGTCCTAGTCAAGATGCTCGCCGCGTTCGGCATGGATGTGTCCTCTGAACAGCAGGCCGTCGTCAACGCGGTCGCCGCAGCAGCTGTCGGCGTCGCCGTCGCGTACACGGTGCACGACGGGCTGGGCGCCGCACTCCTCGGCTTCGTCCAGGCAGTCGTCGCCCTCGCTGTGGGCTTCGGACTCGACTGGTCCGCTGAGAAGCAGGCCGTCGTCCTGTCCGTTGCGGCCGCCGTCGTCGCGATGTGGGACCGCACCCAGGTGACCGCGCCGGTATCCGCTGCCGCCCTCAAGCGGCCTGTCACCCCGGTCTCCTGACCCACTTACACACCCTTCGGAGCACGACATGGCCGATGAGCCGTCTCTGGGAGAGCTGGGGCGGCTCATCCAGGCCCTTCGGGGTGATATCCGCGATGACATGGCGCAGATCAACGCCCGGCTGGACCGCATGGTTTCCACCGACGTCTACACGGTCGAAAAGGCCGGGCTGGTCAAAGAGATCGCCGACCTGGCCAAGGACGTCGAAGGCCTTGCGGCGCAGCGGAGTCAGGACGCTGAGCGGGTCACGCAGACCCGCCGGTGGATGGTCGCTTCTGTCATCATCCCCCTGATCGGCATCGTGCTCCCACTGATCATGATGCTGCGAGGAGCCGGAGCATGAGCCGGGCACAGGCACGCAAGGAGCGGCGCCGAGGCGACTACCTGGCGGCGGCTGGAGCGATAGCCGCCGCCGTTGCGCTGGCCGCCATAGTGACGGGATTTCTGGTCTTGTCCCGTCAGTTGACGGCGGCGAATCAGGCCCGGGATCAACTGGCCGCTCAGGTGCAGGCACTGGGAGCTACGCCGGTTGCGGGCCCACCAGGGTCACGGGGAGGACCGGGAGACATCGGCCCCTCGGGCCCACCCGGGCCAAGCGGGCGCCCTGGCAAGGCGGGTGATGACGGGACGGATGGCCAGGACGGGCGGCCAGGCGCCACGGGACCTCCTGGCAGCGACGGATCCGACGGGCCCCCAGGCCCCGCAGGCGTGGATGGATCAGATGGCTCGGACGGAGCGAAGGGCGCCGACGGATCCGATGGGGCACCCGGCCCGACAGGACCTCCAGGGCCAGCCGGCCCACAGGGGGAGCGCGGCGAGAAAGGCGAAAAGGGCGATCCGGGCGAGGCAGGGGCTTCGTGCCCGGACGGCTATTCACCGCAAGTGCCCAGCTACGACCCGGACGCGCTGGTGTGCCGCCGAGATGGCGCGCCTGACCCGACGCCGGAACCCACCCCGACCAACAAGGGCGCGGGCGACAGGCTGCTCGGCTTGGCGCCGGATCGTAGAAGGTACTGACAGGAGAATGCGATGACCATCGTTCGGGGCAAGCTCCTCGATCTACCGGACCCGACGCGGGTGCAGATCACCGCGGTCCTCGTCGACCTGGCGGGGGAGAGGGCCGTCGGATACGTCGCCACCGCGCAGGGGGAGGTCACAGGGCAGGACACGGCCACCCCCGACGAGGATGGGCTGTGGGAGCTGGACCTGACGCCGAACGCGCAGATCACCGCGGATGCTGGCGACACGGCCTGGGCGATAACCGAGGGCCGGGCACTGGATGGCACCCCGAACACGACGTACGTGGTGGTGCCGGAGTCCGACGAGCCGTGGTGGCTCGGCGACGTGCGGATCGCGCTGTCGGGCGCGCCGTTGGGCGCGGGGACGATCGTGTACGTGCCGGGCCCCGAGGGCCCGCAGGGCGAGGTCGGCCCGACGGGAGCCACGGGCCCCGCCGGGCCGACCGGCGCCACAGGGGCACAGGGACCGCAAGGCGAGCAGGGCCTGCAGGGCGAGCCGGGAGCAACAGGGGATGCCGGCCCCCAGGGCGATCCGGGCCCCGCGGGAGCAACCGGCCTGCAGGGGGCCACCGGCGCGACGGGTCCTGCCGGGCCGAAGGGCGACACCGGAGACACCGGTCCTGCAGGGCCAGCGGGAGCCGCTGGCGCCCAGGGCCCCAAGGGTGACCAAGGCGACGTCGGCCCTGCAGGGCCCCAGGGTGCGACGGGCAGTACGGGCCCGACGGGAGCAACCGGGCCGACCGGGGCGACAGGCCCGAAGGGCGACAAGGGCGATCCGGGCGACCCGGCCACACTGTGGCGCCGCCGCGACCTGCCGGACCCGGTGGTGGCCGACAGCCTGTACACCGGCAGCGCCCCGACCATCAGCACCGCGCAGACGACGACGCCGACCACCGGCTACATCAAGTACGCGCCTCCGCTGGTGGCCCTGTCCGGCTCGGACGTGACCGGCCCGTACGCCTACGCGGGCGCGGGCAACTTCGCGATCGGCGCGTCCAGCCCCGACACCAACTACGTCCTCCCGACCAGCAAGTACCCGAACACCTACAGCAGCGGCCAAGGAATCTGGTCGGTGGAGTTCGGGACGGACGCCCAGGTCTTCCAGCTGCGGTTCAAGTACATCTCCAGCTCGACGATGTACCGGCTGTCGATCGATGGTCGGAAGGTTACCGACCTGATGCAGTCCAGTGGCGGGACGACGGCGGGCTCCGGGCACATGCTCACCGTCGACCTTGGTAGCGCTGCGCCGCGCAGGGTCCGCCTGGACTTCTACACGATGCCGTTCGGCGGGGTGTACCTGCCTCCGTCGGCGACGATGTGGAGGGTGCCGCTGCAGGGGGGCCGGCTGATGGTCCTCGGCGACTCCATCAGCGACGGCTCGGCGCAGAACACCGGGGCGGGCGCGGGCACGTGGTTCGCACGGGCGGCCCGGCTGCTGGGCGCGACGGATGCGTGGGAGCAGGGGAGGGGCGGGACCGGCTACATCACGCCCGGCTCGTATGCGACGTTCGGGGATCGTGTGGCCGCGGACGTGGTGGCGTGGGCCCCGACGCGCCTGGTGATCTGGGGTGGGTACAACGACAACACGGGCAGCCAGTCGTCGATCGGCACTGCGGCAGCGTCGCTGTTCTCCGCGGTGAAGAGCGGTCTGCCCGCGTGCCAGGTGCTGGTGATTGGGTGTTGGGCGCCGACGGCGAGTCCGGCTGGGTCGATCACTAACACGGACGCGACGTTGCGGACGCAGGCGGCCGCGGCGGGGTTCCCGTTCGTGTCGCCGATCACGGGCAGCGTGTACGACGCGACGGGCACGTTGATCACGACGCAGGGGGCGTGGATCACGTCGGGGAACGCAGCGTCCTACGTGGGTGGCGACAACGTGCATCCGACGGATGCGGGCCATGTGTATCTGTCGCGGCGGATTGTGGCTGCGTGGCGGGAGGTTCTGGCCCCGTGACCGGTGTCCTATAGTTTTGGGAAGTAAATAACAGGACTAAGCGCTTCCGCTTGCTTCACCTCCTGACCTGCCGCTTTGCGGCCCGCACGCAACACGGAAGGCCCCAACGCCTGGCTGGCGCGGGGGCCTTCGTGATCTGCCCTGTACGGCAGATGCCCTCCCGCTAGACCCGGGAGGGCATGGCTACTTTGTCGGTTGGTGCGGCGGCCCTATACGAGCACTGTGCCGGGATCGAACCGGTCATGGGCCAGTACCTGCCAGATCTCCCAGGCGGTGCTGGTGTGGCCGGTACCAGCCGATGTCCCACTGGCGGCCCAGAAGGGGCGCAAGCCCAGCATCTCCGACGTCGGACGCCAGCATCCTTCTGCATGCGTCTCGGGGTACGCAGTGTGGTTGAAGTTCCCGGGTCCGTACAGGTGACCGCAGCACCAGATGCGCCAGTCAATGACGCGGTGTTCGGTGGGGACCCGACGGCGGGTCATCACGTCCTGGTAGTGGGCGTGGATGACGTGCTCGCCGTGCGCCTTGGCGGCGTCGAGGTTGGAGTACGTGTTCAGCGTCTGGTCGAACCGCTGCACGCGCCAGACCGACGTGCTGGTGATCACCATGGTCGGTGTCCTCACTGCTCGGTGGTGCGGTCGGCCAACTCGTCGTTGATGGCCTGCTGGGGCCTCGGTCAGTGTCATGGCGTCGTCGCCGGGCTGGGCGTGGACGATCTGCGGGTTGTTCTCGTCGGTCCAGTCGACGTCGTAGCGGCGCTGCTCGGGCATGGTCAGTTCTCCTTGTCGGGGTGGTTCTTGCGGGTGTGGTTGCGGACGCTGGCCGGGGCTCCCATGTAGTCGCAGTGCGCGCACGTCGTCCAGGCTCCCGCTTCGACGGCGGCGTGGCTGACGGAGTGCTGGGGGCCGTAGCCGTGGGCGTGGAGGAACTCGGGTACGGAGCCGCCGTATTTGAGGGCGATGAGGGCGGATTCGGCGGCCTTGTCGTGGCCGGCGGCGAAGAACTTGCCGAGGCCGACTTCTTTGCCGCAGCCGCACCAGCAGTTGCCGGTGGGGATCAGGCGGGGCTTCTTGCCGCTCATCGGTCAGTTCGCCTCTTCGACCTTCGTGATCTCGAAGCCGAACGGGAGGTCGCTCCCGGCGTCGTAGACCATCGCCTTGACGTCCTTGGCGGAGAGCTGGTCGTCATCCTCGGTCTCGATCTGCATGACGAGCGTGTACACCTTCATGACTGCTCCTTCGGTCTGCCTATCTCGTACACCCAAGGTACCAAGGCAAAGATGTATGTCAAGGGTTCAATCCAAGGATTCAGTTCGACGTGGGGAGGCTAGATGGCGATCTGGCGCCAACGACCGCCGAGCTTAGGATCGATCCAGGCGAAGAAACGGCAGTGCGCCTCCGGTTGGCGGTGTCGGGACACCAACTCGCCTCGCCCCAGATACTCTCCTGATATCCCGGCCGTCGAAGAGGAGCATCCGTGCCGCGTCCCAGCCGAACACTCGTCACTGTCCTTGAGCACCTTCTCCTCGGTATCGCTCCGCCTGCTGGTTCGGCTGCCGCGATGGCTGTGCAGATCCGGCGTGCCGGAACCTGCTTCGCCCATCAGCCAGTTGCTGACATCGATTGCGTTCCTGTGCGGTTCGCCCGGTGCGCCGGCTGTGATCGCGGGTTGGTGCTTGGGGCGTCGGGTGAGTGGGAGGTCCTGAAGCCTTCGCCGGCTTCTTGTCGGGGGGAACACCTACCTGATCTTGCCTCTGATTCCCGATAAGCTCACATATGCCCTTCAAGCCGAATGAGCCGATAGGTGACTTGGAGTGGGTCGACGTCTTCAGATGCCAAGCCTGCTTCAAGGATGCGGAGTTCCTGAGCATCGACAACGCCGAGCCCGGTGAGCCGTCCGACTGGGCGCCGTGGGGCTGGGTGCACCTGGAGGAAGCCGACCATCGCGTGGTCCCGCCCGAAGAGGTCGCTCACTGGGGCACCGATCCGTCTGGCTCCGGTTAATGTTCCTGACCCGTAGCTAGCATTGCCTTCCACGGCAGACACTGCCTCCCCCGTACGCTCCGTCTCATGAGAGAACAGCGCCTGCCGGTGACCATTGACGGATACGTGCCAGGGCAGTTGCAGCAGAGGTGGTGCAAGGAGTGCGGCACCCCGGACGGCTGGTACCTCCCTTTCACCAAGGCGGCGGCCAACCCTGATCCCGAGGGGCTGCCGGCTTTCGCTGCCCTAGGGTGCTATGGCTGCAACGCGCGGAGTGCGGCTCGGGCGGAAGCTCGCGCCGGTGCCGCTTGGAACGCCTCGGCGGAGAATCGCTCCTGACGAAGATTCGGACACGTCCTCCGTATCCGGGGATTCCATAACAGCGATTATGGAGAATCGCTGTTAGCGTCAAGGTCATGAGCACTCAACAGCTTCCTCTGCACGCGAGGTACCGAGAGTTCGAGGGCCCCATCGCCGCGTACAAGCTCGCAACCGGCGACTGGACGTCGCAGATGAGCCAGAACCTCCGCTCAGCCTTCGCGGCCGCCGAGCGGCGGGGCCCGGTCATTGCGCGCATGGACTACCGCTGTCCCCACTGTCACGCCGAAGTGTCCACGGTCGAGACGGAGTCGATCCTCGCCTACGAGGACGCCGACTTCACCCACATCCGGGAAGCCGCAGGGGTTGCGCAGCTCATCAGCATGAGCCCATGCGGTCACTCCTTCCGTCAGGAGTTCGCAGCATGACCAACCGGATGCAGCCGTGACCGGGACCGATCTGGAGGTGGTCGACGCCGAGCTGGTGGACGACGATCGCCTCCCCGCCGTAGCCACCGACACAGGCGTCCAGCAGCGCGCACCGCTCCCACACGAGCAACTCCGCGATCTCTTCCTCCTGTCCAAGGCCAACACCAACACCCGCGACGCCTACCGCCGCGACCTCGGCGAGTGGTTCACGTTCTGCGCCACCCTCGGCGGCGACCCTCTCGCGGCTGAGCAGCACCACTGCGACCTGTGGCGCGAGCACCTCCTCCACGGCCGGCACCACACCCGGTACGGCATCAAGGACGGCTTCCCGCCCACCACTGTCGCCCGCCGTATGTCGGGGGTGTCCTCCTTCTACACGTACTGCGTGCGCAAGCACCGCGCCCTGGTGGACGAGAACCCCTTCCAGTACGTCGAACGGCCCATGGTCGATGACGAGTCGGCGACGCAGAGCCTCAACCTCGACGAGGCCCGCAGGCTCCTCGACGTGGCGGAGGCGTCCGGGCTGCGGGCCTACGCGCTGATCGCCGTGCTGCTCCACTGCGGTCTGCGGGTTTCCGAGGTGTGCGCCGCCGACTGCACCGACCTCGTCCGCAAGAACGACGGCCCCGCGATCCGGGTGAAGCGCAAGGGCGGCAAGAAGCAGAACATCGACCTGCCCGACCAGGTAGACACTGCCCTCAAGGACTACCGCGGCGAACGGCGCGGGCCCCTGTTCCTCGGCGACAAGGGCGCCCGCATAACCCGTCAGCAGGTCGCCTACCTCCTCAAGACACTCCTTGCCTCCGCCGGCCTGGATACGGGGGTGACGCCGCACGGCCTGCGGCACACCGCGGTCACTTTGCTGCGGGACGCCGGGCAGGACATCGAGGACGTCGCTGACCTGGTCGGGCACGCCAGCCTCAACACCACGAAACGCTACGACCGGGGACGTGGCCGGCGGGCGACGGTTGAGGCCCTGGCAACGGCCCTGTCAGGGGAGACTGTGCCCGAGGTCGATGCTGCCCTGGTGCGGGCGGTGGCGGCCGCGCTGGGTGCTGATCCGTCGTCGGTGGACCCGGCGGCGGTGGCGCGGGTGATGGCGCAGCAGCAGAGAGGGGAGTAGGCGTGGCAGAGCAGGGACCACCGGCGATCCGACGGCTGGAGAGCGTGGTGGAGCGGGTGGCGCCGCGGGACCCGGACCGGTGGGAGGCGCGGCCGGCGTTGAAGCGTGGCCGGCTGGTGTCCCCTTCGCGGGCGCGGCAGTTGCGGGCGACGGTGCGGCAGCTGGGCTTGGCGGTGGGGCATGAGGGGATGCCGGAGGGCTGCGGCCGGTCGGTGAAGCGGCTGCTGGCCGCGGAGTCGGTGGACGTGTTCTTGGAGTTGGCCAGCGAGGGCGCGTTCCGGGACCCGGACAAGGCGAAGCTGTTGGGAAAGCCGCTGCCGTGGTCGACCCGGGCGATGCTGCGGGACTGCATCGTCATCCTCGGCGAGGAGGTCGGGGTGCAGGTGGTGGCGCCGCGGGTGTACCGGGAGCGGCTGGACCTGGCGCCGGTGGCGGAGGCTGCGCAGCTGGAGGCGGTGTACGAGCGGCTGGTGTGGCTGTCGGGTGACGCCCCGGTGGACGCCTTGATGGCGCGGTCGTTGGCGTGTGCCGGGCTGGTGCTGGATTCGCGGATGCGCTCGGGTGACCTGGCTACTCGCCGGGTGGAGCATGTGCACCTCGACGAGGGCGATCCGTGGGTGGAGGGGGTGTGGACTCCGCAGGGCTGGGGCCGGGCCCGTGCGGAGCCGGCGGTGTTGTCGCCCGGGACGGTAGCGGCGTTGGGGCGGTGGCTGCGGTTCCGTGACGAGCTGGTGGCTGGACTGGAGGGGTCGGATCACGGCATGTTGTGGGTGACGGTGCAGAGGATGGGCCGCCTGGTTGGGGGTGTGGGGCAGACGTACGAGGCGGGCATGCCGTTGAGGGCGCAGGGCCTGCGGATGGGGTTCAGTGCGGGCATGGCGCGGCTGAACGGGGTGTTGGCGGCGCGGTGGAAGGGGCCGGGTCCGTGGTCTCCTTTGCCGCTGAGGGTGGAGCAGTGGCGCCGCGGGGTGGAGTGGGCGCAGGAGCAGGCGGCCGGGCGTCAGTAGACCGGGGCGCCCCACACGTCTGGGGTATCGCCGCAGCACGCCGGGCACATGCAGCGGCAGGTGCTGGCGCGCCCCGTGCATCGACTTCGGATGCCGTCACAATCCCCTTCTGCACCCTGGCACCGGTCGCCGGGTTCAACGTATTCGAAGGGGCCGAAGGGGTCTTTGTCCTGGTCGTAGTACGCGGGGCTGGTCAAGGTTGGCTCCTCACGTGCCGGGGATGGTGTCCTGGTCGACGTGCTCGGTGCGCGGGTCGCGGTTGCGGGTCTCGGGGTCACAGACGGGCCCGTATCCGCGCTTGCGGGATTCCGGGTCGGTGAGTTCGTGGTGGCAGCCTGCGCCGCGGCACCAGATGCGGCTGCGTCCCTGCTCGGGGATGGGCAGGGACGGTTGCTGCGGGCGGGACGTCACGGGGCGGTCCGCCCCGACGATCGCGTCTGGGGGGCCTTCTGTTGGACGAGCCCCCACCACGTGAAGGACATGCCGACTGCTGAGATGGTGGCCAGAAGCGCGGTTCGGGTGAAGCCTGCGAATCCGGCGGCGAGGGCGAGCGTCAGCATGGTGAGGGCGAACCAGGCGGCCGCACCCTTCAGGTTGATGCGCCGTTTCAGGTAGAGCGTGATGTCGGTGCCGATGCTGACAATGCTCAGGACGAAGACGGTGGCGTAGGCGCCCATGGTCAGTTCTCCTTGCCGACTCGGGTGGAGGCGGTACGAATGACTCGGAGGCTGGCGAGGTTGGTCTCGTCGTCGTAGGTGACGTAGCCGTTGGGCCGCTGCCAGACGTGGACGCCGTCGCCCTTGTTGATGCGGACGAGCTGGTCGCGGCCGTCGTGAACGATGTCGCCGAGCTGCCAGCCGGGCTCCAGGACCTGGAGGGTGAGGGCTCCCGGCTCGCCGAGGGATTCGATGTAGACACCTCCGGTGGTGCGGAGGGTGCCGGAGTCGAAGGACTCGATGGTGTCCTCGATGACGATGCGGACCCTCGATCCAGCGGTGGGGTGTGCGGTCATGTGCCTTCTCCTTGTGGGGTGGTGAGGTCCGCGGGTACACTGTCCGCGTTGTACGCGGCGCGTGTTCAGGCCACCACCCGGTTCGGGGCGGTGGCCTTCGTCGTTCCTGGGGTCAGGCAGTGGAAACGATGGTGCAGCCGCTCAGCGGCACCTCCGCCCCGCACGTCTGGCACCAGAACTCGTCGACCTCGTCGCCAGCGGAGACCTTGCGACCGTCGGTCCACGCGGCGACGCGGGAGCACTGGGGGCACTCATACAGCGTCTGCCGGTCCGTGGTTCCGCTGCCGACGTAGCTCTCCAGGGCAGTCAGGGCGGCCTGACGCTCCAGCAACACCGGGTAGGCGTGGGTCTTTCGATCCACGGCGGCGACGATTCCTGCTGCGTACAGGTCGATCAGCAGAGCTCGGGCGGTTTCGAAGCCGATGCTGATGCCGTGGTCCTGGTTGATGCGGCGCATCAACATCGACGGGGAGCCGTGCCGAATGTTCTCGGTAACCAGGCTCGTGGCAATGCGGAGTAGGTCCAGGGTCTTGGGCTGGGAGGTTGTGGCCATGCGGATTCTCCTTTGGGGGCTGTTCTTTGATGGTGTCGCGGTTCGGGGCGGGTGTTGCCTGTCAGGCGGTCTCCAGGGCGGTGATGCGGTCGAGGCGGAAGGAGCGGGCCGCGTCGCGGAGGAAGTCGTGGGCGCGGACGTACAGGTAGCCGGCCTTGCTGCGTCGGACCTGCTCGGGGCGGATGTCCCGGATCGACGCGGTGCCGTCTTCCTTGACGTAGGCGATGCGGACGGTGCGGCCGGTGTCGGCGGCGTAGCGGAGGAGGCCAACGAGTCCGCAGGCGGCTGCCAGGAGGGCGTGGCCTGTGGCGTGTGCGGCTCGGATGGCGCGGCGGGTGTGTCGCATTGGGGCGCTCCTCGGTAGGACGTAACCCCACACTACATTGAACCTGGTGTTAAGCAAACAGGTTCGTGTACTGTGGTTCCAGAACACCGCACCAACCTGTTAGCCCAACCCAAGGTAGAAGGAGGAAACTGGTGGCACGAGACAAGCGCCCGCCCGGCCGCACCGGCCGGACCGCGCCACCGAGAGGACCACGCCCTGTGCCACTGCACCGCAACGACCAACGCACCAAAGCCAATATTCAAGCCGCCGCAGACGCCCTCCGCGCGGCAGGAGAACCCGAATACGCCGACACCGTCGACGGCCTCCTCACCCCCAGCGGCGCAGCGTTCATCAAGCGCCTCTACGCCGAACGCGTCCCCACCCCCATGAACGTCTACATGCCGGAGGTCGAACGCGACCACGTCCGCAAGGCAGCCGAAGAGGCTGGCGACAACGTCAGCGCCCTCGGCGACCAGGGCCTGTACGAGTTCATCCACGGCAAGTTCCGCCCCGGCCCCTACGCCAGGGCGGCAGCCCGAGTCACCTCCGCCGGCGACGAACGCACCCTCAGCCTCACCGTCGACAAGCGCCTCAAGGACGAGGCCACCAACCTCATCAAGAACCCGGACTTCGTTCGCGAGCTCGGATGGAAGCCCCGCGGCGCCGCCATGGTGGTGCGGCTCTTCCTCCAGCAGCAGTACCCGATGTTCGGGGACGTCGACCCGGCCGAGGTGTACAAGGCGCACGAGGCCGGCGCGTCGGTGGAGGAGATCACCGAGCGGTTCGGTCTCAACCAGGGCGCCGTGGAACTCCTCGTTGAGCCGCGCCAGGGTCTGTCGCCGGTGGATGAGGCGGAGATCGTCCGCCGCTATGACGCGGACCCGCAGGCGATCGTCCCGTGGGCGCTGTCCCAGGAGTTCGGCGTCCATTACGTGACGGTGACTCGCCTGCTGAACCGGCTCAGCTCCAAGCGCGGTAAGGACTCGCCGAGCAGCTAGCCGCTCCCTGCGGGGCGCGGCCTGGACGCCGACACCAGACGCGCCCCGCACTTCACAACCTGATACCTGGAGAACCTCACATGGCGAACACGCAGGCCCCCGCAACCGCGGAGGGCCCCACCCAGCACACCCAAAACCAGGCCCCCCGCTTCACCCCCGTCCAGCTCCGCATGCTGCACAAGGGCATCGCCGGCAACCGCGTCTGCCATACGCAAGGACAGTCCTACGTCGAAGCCTGGGACGTCCGCCGTCACCTGATCCGCATCTTCGGCTTCGGCGGCTTCTCCATCGAGACGCTTTCCCTGGACCTGGTGTCCCAGCAGGAGATCAAGCCGGGCCGCTGGACCGTCGTCTACCGCGCCCAGGTCCGCCTCACTGTGTACGCCGCCGATGGCCGCGAGATCACCCACTTCGAAGACGGCGCGGCCGGCGACGCCATCAACCAGCCGAAGCTGGGCGACGCCCACGACATGGCGATGAAGACGGCCCTGTCCCAGGCCCTCAAGCGGTGCGCGGTCAACCTCGGCGACCAGTTCGGCCTGGGCCTGTACAACGGCGGGAAGTCGGACGCGGTGGTGCACTTCTCGGCACCGCACCCGCCGAACGAATGGCAGAAGGACACGGAACCGCAGCCCGAGCCGGTCGATCCGCCCGTCCAGCCCGAGCCGGAGCCGGACGCAACTCAGGACGCGTCCGTCCCTGCCGAAGGTCGCGGTGCCGAGCAGGCGCCGCCAGCCAGCGAGTCGCCGGATCCGGTGGCCGGCGCGATCCTCGCCAAGTTCTACGAGCAGGCCAAGGAGAACTGGCAACGCCCCGACGTCCTCACGCAGATCAAGGAGGGCGCCCGGCAGAAGGGTGTCCTCGGCATGGAGGTCCCGGGGCTGGCGCCGGAGCGGAAGCCGATGCCGTTCGAGCACTTCCTTGACGCGCTCATCGCCCGCGCGACTGCCGCCAACCGCGAAAGGAACGCCGCCTGATGTACCGCAACGACAACGACGCTTTGACCGTCATGGACTGGTTCTGCGGGGCCGGCGGCTCCTCCCAGGGCGCGCACGCCGTGCCTGGCCTGAGGGTGGCCCGAGCGGCGAACCACTGGGAGCGGGCGATCGAGTCGCACGCCGCGAACTTCCCGGACGCCGACCACTACCGCGGCGACATCCGCAAGGCGCCGGTGTGGGCGTGGCCGGTCACCGACATCTTCTGGGCGTCTCCGGAGTGCACCAACTGGAGCGTGGCCAAGGGCAAGAAGCGGGACTTCGTCAACGCGATGCAGGGCGATCTCCTCGACCTGTACGCCGCGATCGAGCAGAGCAAGTTCGAGGCCGACGACGAGGGCGGCCCGACGCTGGAGGAAGAGTCCCGGGCGCTGATGGAGGAGGTGCCGCTGTACCTGCGGGGTGTCATAGAACGCGGCGGCCTGGTCAAGGCCGGCATCGTCGAGAACGTCGTGGACGTGCGGTCGTGGGACCAGTGGGACCGGTGGATCGGCGAGATCCACAAGATGGGCTACCGCACCCACATCATCGCCCTGAACAGCATGCACGCCGACCCCCGCACCGTTCACCGGGCCCCGCAGTCCCGTGACCGGCTGTACGTCGGCTACTGGCACGAGTCGCTGGGCCGCACGCCTGACTGGGACAAGTGGCTGCGGCCGCGGGCCTGGTGCGAGACGTGCGACGAGTGGGTGCGGGCCGTGCAGTCGTGGAAGCGCCCTGGCGTCGACATGGGTCGTTACCGCCAGCAGTACGTCTACCGCTGCCCTCACACCACGTGCCGCAACAGCGTGGTGGAGCCGGATGCGCTGCCCGCGCTGGCTGCGATCGACTGGTCGATCCCCGGCCAGCGCATCGGCGACCGGGCCCGGCCCCTGGCGGACAAGACCCTCGCCCGGATCAAGGCCGGACTGGAGCGGTTCGCCACCCCGGTGCCGATGATGGTTCCCGCGGGCGGGACATGGCGCAACGACGCGTCAAGCGTGCTGGATCCCATGCCGACCCGCACCACCCGCGAGAACGACGCGCTCGCGGTGCCGCCGCTGATGGTGCCCGTCGAAGGACGAGACGGGAAGTCTGCGACCTCGGCGGCCCTGCCTTTGCGAGCGCAGACCACCCGCAACGAAACGGGATTGGCCTGGTTGCCGTTCGTCGCAGAGTTGCGCGGCGGCGGATCAGTCGCCCGCTCCGTCTCCGAGGCCCTCGCCACCGTGTGCGCCTCTGGCAACCATCACGGCCTGGTCACTCCGGACAGCATCACCGAGCACCTCCTGGTCCCGTACTACGGCAACGGCGCCGCCCGGCCCGTCACCGCCCCTGTGGGTGCCCTGACGACTCGGGACCGGTACGCCCTGGTGAACGGCCAGCCGGCCATCGAAGATGTGCGGTTCCGCATGCTTGAGCCGCACGAGATCGGCCGCGCGATGTCCTTTGCTGACGACTACACGGTCCTCGGCTCGAAGCGGGAGCGGGTGCGCCAGTACGGGAACGCCGTCACGCCGAACGCCGCCGAGGTGCTGCTGTGCGCGCTGGTCGAGGCCATCAGCGGCGAGGAACTGTCTCGTTACGAGGAGCAGGGCGGCGCCGCGAAGTTGGCGGTCGCCGCCTGATGACAGGTGCGCAGCTGGATGTGGAGGGGCGGGAAGTGCCGGCCGAAGCGGTCGTCGCTCCGGCCCTCCCGGCCTCACCCGTTGCCGCGCCACCCACGCGGCCCACAGACCCTGCTCACGGAAAGGACCTCCGCATGACCATCTCCACCGTCGCCAAGCGAGTCATTGAGGGCGACGTCACCGACACCCCAACACTGCGGGTCCTGTCCCTAGGGGCAGGGGTGCAGTCCACGACGCTACTGATGCTGTCCGCAGAGGGCGTGCTCCCCAAGCTGGACTACGCGATCTTCGCTGACACCGGCGCAGAGCCGCAGGAGGTGTACGACCACCTCGACCGCCTGGAGCGGGAGATTGCCCGCCCGGCCGGCATCCCCATCATCCGCGTCCAGTACGGCAACCTCGACAACGACTTGTTCGACCCGAACAAGATGTCGTCCATCCCGGCATTCACCGCTTCGAAGTGGCGCACGGTCAAGCGGGTCGCCGCGTGGAAGCTGTGCGGCCAGACCACGACATCCGATGACGGCTTGGACGGCGCCGGCGAAGGCTGCGGGTGGGCTCGCTTCCGGGTCCTGGCCGACCAGAAGGCATGGAGGGGGCTCTTCGATGAGCTTCCTATGGCTGCCAGGCGTCGCGAGAACGGCCGGGTGACGCTGGCCGAGTTGGAGCAGGCCGCCGCCGAGAACCCCACGATGGGTCCGGAGGATGGCTATGCGCCGGTCCCGGAAGCTACCGTGGCCCGAGCTATGAAGCGACTGGGACTCGACGTGATGCCGGCCCCGTGCGCGAGCTGCAACTCCAGCGGACGGATCCCGGTGGCCTGGCAGATGGTCCAGGAACGCGACCTGGGCATGATCCGACGCTTCTGCACCCAGAAATACAAGATCCGCGGAATCATGGAGCAGGTCCGCCTCCTCCTCGGCGCCAAGGCCGGCGCCGAGCGCCCCTGCAACAAGTGCGACGGCGCCGGGCAGCGCGTCGCTCCCTGGCGCGCCAAGCGCGGTGAGGACGAGACCGGCGAGTGCTCGGTCTGCGGCGGCTTGGGAAGCCTCAGCCGCATCGGCCAGCCCCCGGCCGGAAAGTGGGTCGAGCAGTGGGTCGGGTTCTCCACCGACGAAATCGACCGAGCCTCCGACATCAAGGACTCCCGCTACAGCCGTAGCCGGCACCCGCTGCTGGAACTGAACATGACCCGCACCCAGTGCCGGGCATACCTCGCCTCCCGCGGCTGGGCCTCCACCCCGAAGTCCGCTTGCTACTTCTGCCCGTACCGCTCCAACGCCTCCTGGCGCCGCATGCGGGACACCAATCCCGCCGAGTGGCAGCGCGCCGTCGACTTCGACCACCGCTTCCGTACCGGCCCAGGCCTGGACGGCGAACGCTTCCTACACATCTCGGCTCTGCCGCTGGACCAGGCCCCCATCGACCGCATACAGCGCCGAGAGTTCGAACAGGGCGACCTCCTCGACCTGGCCTTCGAAGGGGAGCTGGAGCTGGAGGAAGAGGAGGACGAGGTGCAGGGCTGCTCCCCGTTCGGCTGCCCCTCCGGCGGCCAGCAGGGCGGACTGCTGACCGTCCAGTCCCGGTCTGCGGCGTGACCCGCCACCCCTAACCCCAACCGTCCCGCGGGGCCGCACCGGCAGTCCGGTGCGGCCCCGCTTCACATCCACAGCACTCCCTCATTCCCGAGGTGTCTAGTCATGACCCAACGGCCACCCTCTTCTGAGGCCGTGGCCCTGCGCCTGGCTGCCGCCGGTCTACCGGCGGCGGTCTGGGCCGGGGCCCGCTTCATCTACCACCGCGCGCTGCGCCTCATCCGGGGCCAGCGCGCTTCGTATGTCCGGCAAGAGCTTGAACGCGTCCGCTCCGAGCTCCTCGTCGTCCGCGCGGCCGAGCAGATCGTCGCCGACTACGCAGCCCGCACTGACCCCACCACCGAATAGGAGGTGAGCGCCATGCTCACCGCGTTGATCGTGGCGCTCCTCTCCACCGCCGGCCTCACTGTGGCCTGGTGGCGGATGCGCCGCGCCCTGACCGCCGTCCAGGCGGAGCGCCGCATCACCGACGCCGCCGTAGCCCGGGACCACTCCGCGAACGTCGCCCGGCTCGTCGCCGGCGCCCGCCAATACCGCGTCGAGCAGGACGTCCTCGCGGCCGCGACCGCCATCGTCACCCACGCCCTCACCCAGCACAGCACGCAGCACGGAAGCGGGGACCCCTCATGACCACCCTCACGCCGGAGACGGCACGCCAACAGCTCGAAGACCACCGCCACTGGCGCTACCGCGGGTGCGCGCCCGACCCGGACCAGCCCGGCCGCGCCCAGGGCAACCCGGACCTGAGCCTGGACGCATGGGGGCCGTACACGGAGGAGGGCGGCGAGGGCCCGTCGGTGCGCAACCTGCGGCTGGAGGCGGCCGAGGCCGTGTGCGGCACCTGCCCGGTCCTGGCCGTGTGCCGCACCTACGGCCTCACCGAGACCTCCGATGGCAAGCTCGCCGAACCCGAGGGCGTCCTCGGCGGGATGCGGAGCCTGGACCGCCACAAGGCGCTGATCGCCCGCCGCCGCGAGGCCGGCGTACCCGCGGCACCTGCAGCGGACGACGCCCGGCTCGACGAGGCACGCACCGCCCAGAAGCAGGCCCTCCTGAAGTCGTTGGCGCGTGAGACAGACGAGGAACTGGTCGCGTATCGGGCGGGCATGGACGTCCGCACCAGCAACTGGCACCGCAGCCTCCTGTGCGGCCTCCTCGGCCTGGACAAGGAGACCGCGAGCAGGCAGCAGCTCCTGGAGCGGGCCCGGGAACTCGGCGTCCTCCCCGCGGGAGTTCGGATCGCCCCGGACGGGCGCTGGCCCATAGCCGCGGCCCCGAACACGGACGGCTCCCGGCAGCGGCGGATCGCGCCGGCCCGGCCCGTGCAGCTGGTCCTGCCCGGGTTCCCGCACCTCGCCCGCGGCCGCCGCACACCCGCCGCCCCCACTACCAGCGGCGCCCGCCGGCCGCGGCTGCGGATCGTCCGCACCGTCCAGCCCCTCACCCTCCCCATCACCACCGTCCTGGAGCCCGCCGCATGACCACCACCCCCGAACTCCCCGCCGCCCTGGACGTCGCAGCCGCCGACCACTCCCACGAGCAGCGAGCCGTCACCTCCGCCGACATGCTCACCGGCGTCCTCGCCGCCGCCACCCTCGACGTCCTCGGTCAGCCCACGAAGCTCCCCACCGTGCTGTGGCCGGACGTGCCGGAGGAGGTGGTGACGGCGATATACGAGCACGGCCTGAGAGTCGGCTACCGCGCCGGCCGCATCGTCTCCGCACCCACCTGGGAGCCGCAGGCCCTGGACCGGCTGCGCACGGCCCTCGTCGACGCCGGATACCAGGCCATGGCCCGCCGGGTCGCCGTCACCGCATCCCACGGCCGGCACCGCGCCAACACTGAGCAGGACATCGCGCGCGGAGACCACGAGTGACCGCCGGCCGCGGCCGCCCCGTCACCTTCGACCAGGCCGCCCAGGTCGAGTTCCTGCGCCTCGTCGCCTCGGGCGTCCGCATCGGCGACGCCGCCGACAAGCTCGGCATCAGCCGCAGGACCCCCACACAACTGGCAGCCCGCAACCCCGGCTTCGCCCAACGCCTGGCCGCGGCAAAAGCCGCAGGCCGCGACAACCGCATCCCGCACGGCACCGCGGGCGGCTACAACAACCACGGCTGCCGCGGCCCCCGCTGCACCGCCGCCGCCACAGCAGCCCGCACCCGACACCGGCAGGCCACCGTCCAGCACGACGGCCCCGACAGAACCGCACAAGTCCACCCGCTGCCGATCCCCCAACCACACACCGCAACAACCAAGTTCGCCGTGCTGGCCGATGTCGGGTAGTTCAAAGCCGCAGGCGCCTGACCTGTGCTGACTCCCGTTATTTACTTCCCAAAACTATAGGACGCGGACGGGAGGGCGCCGATGACCCGATGAGCTGGTCGTATTGATGAATCAACAGTTATCGACACGTATGCAAGGGAGGTAGAGGGGTGGCGAGGTAAACCGCTAGGCTGGGGCCTGCGCCAGACGAGCATTCAGCTTCTGACGGCCACTCAAACTACAAATGGAGCGGCCCCGCTCCCCCGGCTGGTAACCGGGATCGTGGCGGGGCCGTTGCCGGGCAGTCAACCCGGCCACCGCCAGCCACAACGTAGAAAGGCCAGCGATATGGCTCAGAGTACCCGGACACCCGGGCTATCAGACAGTGGGACTCCAGCCACCGCCGTGAAGATCACACCGGCGACGCAGAGCGGAGACCCTGTCACCACTACCCACAGCGCACGATGAGCGCCGCGGTGGGCCGCATTGAGGTCCACGACTACCAGGCCGAGGTCCTGCACCATCGGACCAACCGACCCGACGACTACCACCCCGCGAAAGCCCAAGAGCCTCGCCGGGTACTGACGTACCGCGGGTCAGTCCTCGCCGGCACTCGCAACGGCGAAGGCCGCAACAACTGGAACTCCCGGGGCGTCGTGCACATCGCCGTCACCGGATCCGGATACGTGTACGGGGCTTCCGTAGCCGCATGCAACGGAAGCGTGGAACTCGGCGAGGAAAGCGATCTGGCGGATCTGGTCCCGGCCTCAAAGGTTGACGCCTCCGGTCGATGCCAGCGCCCCGCGTGCCGCAAGTTCTGGGTGGAGGGCGAGCGATGAGCGCCCGCACCTGGAACATCGCAGTCTCCTGCCCACGCCCGAAGCCGCGCGTATCTGTCCAGCAGCAGGAATGGCACCTGACTCCCGAGAGGATCCAGAGGAGCGTCGATACGTTCTTCGCGCCCGGGAGTTCACTCGATCTGACCTCGCGCACGGTTCGCCTCCGCACGGAAGTGTCCGGCACGCGGCTGGGCGACCGACCGGACCAGCTGGAGGCGAGGCTGGCCGTCCTGCTCGACTGCCTCTACTTCGACACGAGACGGACGGGAGCCCACGAACTGCCGAGCCCGGTTCGCTTCGACATTGTCGAGCAACGGGCACAGACCCCACCCACTGAAGGGGATCAGATGACGTAGCCATATCCGGCGGGAGATTCCTCGACCGCCCCGGGCCGCCTCCGCCAACCGGTGTTACCAGCACCGGCCGGACTACGGCCCCTCTGCTGCTGGACGGGTTACCAGCCCTCCAGCGTTCGGACCGCCCCGAGTACCACCCCGGTTGCGCTCCGAGCAATCCGCTTCTGCCGAGAAGCAACGACCGACCCGAAGGCCTTTCGCATGCCATCAGGCGTGCCTGACGACGGGACCTATCTTGCACGACGTCGACACCGCTTGTCAGCTTCACGCCCCCGACTTGGGCGATTCGTCCCGGATTTCCCTCCCCGGGCAGCGCAACCACAGCGCTCAGACGGCACTCCGTGTCGCCCCCAACGGCCAATGGATCGGCACCACCACCGGACGTGTCGCCACCTGCGGCCACTCCTGGATGCAGTCCGTCCACTGGGTCCACAGCTCCGGCCTCTACAAGCCCAGCCGCACCCACGGCCCTCGCGGCATGAACCAGACCACCATCCGCATCTGCCAGGAGATCGCCGCGCTCACCGAGTGCCGCCCCGGGATCGCCTACCTCGCGCGCAAGCTGGGGCTGTCCGAGCGAGCCGTGCAGTACCACTTCGACATGCTCCGCGAAGCCGGACTCCTCGCCTACCGCTCCAAGGGCACCCGCGTCTCCGGCGTCGGTGCGCAGGCATCCGTGTACGAGCGGGTCATCCCGGTCGCGTTCGACGAGGCCCTCGGCATCCGCATCATCGGCGAAGGGGTGCAACGGCGTCCCGTCGGCATCGCCGAGGAGTCCCGCAGCACCATCGGGAAGCTCGCGAAGAAGGCCGCCCGGAAGGTCCACCGCACCCGCTCCCGGAAGCCGTCTCAGCGCAGGGCCCGTTGCACCCCAATGCAGGGTGGTACCTCTACGACGACATCTGCGGGAACTACTACCTATCCCCCTGAGAGCAAGCTCGCCAGCGGGACCAGCGATTGCCCCACCCCGAAGATTCCCAAGCAGCGGGCCCGTCGCGCCCTCAACCGCGTCGGCCGTCGCCATCAGCTCGGCCGTGAGCTCGTCGCCCAGGTCCCGTGGCTCGGCGGCGCCAGCCCCGCCCGTATCGCCTGGGTAGCCCGCGAAGTCGCGGACGCCGGCTGGTCCGTCACCGAGGTGGCCGCTTACCTGTCCCAGTTCGCCATCGGTGACGACCAGGGCATCCGCCGCCCGTCCGGAGTCCTCGCCCGCCGCCTCAAGGGCGCCACCCGGATCCTCCGCACCCCCCAGGCCCGGCAGGAGTGCGTCCAGGCGTGGCGTGACTCCCGGCAGGCCGCCCGAAGCGAGCACGACCGCACGCAGTACGAGACGTTCGGACCCGGCCCGTCCAGCGCCCACGTCCAGCGCCTGGTTGCCGAAGCCTTCACCCGCGTCCAGCAGGCCCCGGTCGCGGAGGAGGGCTGCACCGAGTACACCGCCGCAACCACAACCTTCGACCCGGCATCCCTGTCCCGCGCCGAGGTCATCGATCAGCGCGCCGCGGCCGCCAAGGACCCGGCCATCATCGGAATCGCCATCTCTTGGATGGGTGAGGCCGACGCCCGCCGCGTTTACACCAACGCCGCCGTCAACCGCTACCTCGCCGACCAGGAGGTCTACGCATGAGCCGCGAGATCAACCTCGCCTCCGAATTGCGAGAGGCGTGGAAAGAGGTGGTGACGACCAGCAACATCGCACCGGTCGGTTACGACGAAGAGACGCAGAAGCTGACCGTGCGCTGCGACAACCCCGCGGCCCACAGCCTCTTGCGTCTGGCCGGTCCCAACCTGATCGAACGACTCAACGCCACGCTGCCAGCGCCGATCATCCGGTCGGTGACACTCACCCTCCGCACCGTGCGCATCCTGACCACTGGCTCCCGCGAACACCGGGACACCCAGCTCATCGAGGACGCGCTCCTGGACTCCTGGCACGACGCGGTGCAGATCTATGGCCACGGCGTGCGCGTCGCCTTCGTGGAGGGGGCTTGCCCCGACGGAGCTGATCCCATCGTTCATCGCTGGGCACGGACCCATGAGGCGTACGGCATCGTCTCCGAGCGCCTGGAAGCCGACTGGGATCACTGTGCTCCCAACTGTCCGCCCGGCCCTGGGCACCGCCGCCGAAAGAAGCCTGGCGACACCGCTCACCCCGGCAAACTGGATGACTTCTGCCCCTCGGCCGGTCCCCGCCGGAACGCCGAACTCGTGCGCCGCGGAGCGTACCTCTGTCTCGGATTTCCCCTCGGCCGGTCCTACGGCACCCGCAACTGCATGAAGCTCGCCCGCGCCGCCGGCATTCCCGTCCGAGAGGTGACCCGATGACTGAGCCCCAGCCGTCCGGCAAAGACATCTGCCGCGAAGCCCTCGCCGCCTACAAAAACCGCAGCTGGGCCATCCCCGGCAACGACCCCACCAAGCGCAAGAGCAAGACCGTGCGTGCGCGACCAGGCGACGGCCGCGACCCCGTCGGGCTCGGCAACGTCATCAAGCGCATCGAGGCCGAGCAGGACTGGAAGACCGGCATGGCCGGCGGCAACATCGTCGACCAATGGCACACCCTGTGCCCCGAGCTCGTCGGCAAGGTCCAGCCCGTCTCCCTCGACGCCACCGGCTGCCTCACCGTCCAGCCCACCTCCCCCGCCTACGCCGCCCACCTCCGCATCCTCGGCGCCCAGCTCGTCGGCCGTCTCCAAGCCAAGGGCGTGCCCGTACGCTCCATCCGGCCGCTGCGCCCCGGCCACATAGCCGCGCCGTCCGACCCCGCGGCCGAGGACCGTACCGAGCGGCCAGCGGAACCGGCTCCGGAGAAGACCCGCGCGCAGGCTTCCCCCGGCTACCGGGCCGCGCTCGCCGCGCACCAGGCCCACGCCGCCGACCGCACCGAGACTGACATCCAGCAGCGCGCCCGCGCCGCCGCCGACCGCCAGACCGCGGCCATGCGCGCCCACCGCGAGGACCCCGAAGGGCACCGCGACGCCGCGTGGTTCGTCAACGACCTCGAGGAGAAGGCTGCTGCCGAACGCGAGCAGACCCGGCAGGCCGCCATCCGCCGCGCCCGCGGCGAGCGAGCCGGCCTCGCGCCTGAGGTGCGAACCGCCTTCCAACGCACCGCCTGAACCAGAGTGCTGGGTGATAACGCCGTTATCACCTTCCGACCCTCAGGAGGTAGACACTAACGCCCGGATGCTTGAAATGATCTCTCGCGTTAGTAAGGTGCCCTCATGACGAGTCCGCAAAGCGACCGTGAGAAGGTCGTCTCCAAGCTCCCCGCCGCGCTCCGGCAACCCCTCAAGGTCCGCACCGCGCAGCTCGGCATCGCCCTCCAAGACGCCGTCGCTGAAGGCATCACCGCCTGGCGCGCCCTCGGATCCAACCTCGCCGCCATCGACACCGCCGGCGCCGAGTCGTTCTCCACCTGGCTCCCCGAAGGCCAGTGGGACCAATTCCGCACCGACGCCTCAGCCCGCGGCGTCTCCCTCATCCAAGGCCTCGCACAGGCCGTACAACTCTGGCTCGACACCAACCCCGCCCCGACCGAGGAACGCCCAGAACACCCCCGCCGAAAGGTCATCTGCAACCAGAAAGGCGGTGTAGGCAAGACCACCGTCACCGCCGGCATCGGCCAGGCATACGCCGAAAACCCTGACCAGCTCTACCCCGTCCGCGTCTCCAAACAGATGACCGACAACGGCCTCGAGGCTGAAACCGCCGACCTGCCCGGACTCGGCCTCCGCGTCCTCCTCGTCGACTTCGACCCCCAGGGTCACCTCACCAAGCAACTCGGCCACGAGCCCCTGGACATGCAGGGCGACACCCTCGCCAAGCACATGTCAGCAGACAAGGACCGCGGCGAACTGCGGGACCTGATCGTCCCCATCGCCGGCGACCAGTTCGGCGGCAGGATCGATCTTCTCCCCGCCTGCCAGGACGCATTCCTCCTCGACGTGCGCCTGTCCGGCGTCCGGTTCCGCGAAGCGGCCCTCGAACGAGCCCTGGCCCCCATCGAAGACCTCTACGACGTCATCGTCGTCGACTGCCCGCCCAGCCTCGGGATGTCGATGGACGCCGCCGTCTACTACGGCCGGCGCCGCGACGGAGAGAAGCCCGGCAAGTCCGGCGTCGGCATCGTCGTTCAAGCCGAAGACAGCAGCGCCGACGCCTACAGCCTCCTCGTCTCCCAGATCGAGGACCTGCGCACCGACATGGGCGTCGAAGTCGACTACCTCGGCCTCATCGTCAACCTCTACGACGGGCGCCGCGGTTTCATCGCGACCAGCAGCCTCGAGCAGTGGAAGGCCATAAAGGATCCCCGCGTCGTCGCAGTCATCCCCGACCGCCGCGAGCAGCGCGAAGCCGTCCGCATGAAGGAACCCCTCCTGGTGTACGCGTCGAACAGTGAACAGGCCGCCAACATGCGGGCGCTGGCAAGGGAGATCTCGTGAGCAGCAGGACCTCTAGGCTGGCGGCTTCCACGTCGTTCTCCCACGCCGCTCCTGCGGTGAGCGCTCGCCGAGCCGCCATGGCTGCTGCCACCGAAGCCCCCACTGAGGGAGCCGGCGGCCGGCCCAACTCAAAGCTGCCCACGCACCTGATCAGCGAGAACCCGGACAACCCGCGTGAAGCCCTCGGGGACGTCTCCGACCTTGCGCAGACTCTCCTCGAGGTGGGCCTGGTCAACCCCATTAGCGTCGTCACCGTCGATGCCTACCTTGCCGAGCGTCCCGACCGTTCCGGCGAGCTCGAGGGAGGCGCACAGTACGTCGTTGTTGACGGACACCGGCGCCTTGCCGCGGCGCGCGAAGCCGGCTTGAAGGAGATCAAGTACAGCCTCGATGACGCCTTCGCTGTCTCCGACGAGAAGCTCCTCGAGGCCGCATACGTTGCCAACGCGCACCGCGAGAACATGAGTGAGCTGGAAGAGGCTGCCGCCCTCGAGAAACTCGTCGCGTTCTACGGATCGCAGCGCAAGGCCGCCCAGCGCCTGGGCATCACCCAGGCGTTCATCTCGCAACGCCTCTCCCTGCTCCAGCTGGACCCCACGCTCCAGGCGGACCTGGATGCCGGCGCTCGGAAGGTTGAGCACGTACGGGGCCTCAGCAAGCTGCCGCCGCAGCAGCAGAGGGAGAAGGCCGACGAGCGGGCCGCGGAGGCCACGAAGAAGGCGGAGAAGCGCAAGGACCGGCAAGAGGGGACCCCTGAGGCTGCGGGTGATAACGCCGTTATCACCGTCACCCCCCGGACCTTGCCAGAGGCTTCGTCAGCACCACCGTCGGCGCCGAGTGATAACGCCGTTATCACTTCCGAGGGAGTAGACGTCCACCCGGAGGAGGCGCCGGTGGAGTCGATGCCGTTTCACAGTTGGTCAGACGTACTGCGGATCCTGCGCGCGCGGATGACGCCGGAAGAGTTCGAGCGGCTGATGCAGGAAGGTCAGAAGCTCATCTGAACGAAGCGGTTGCCAGCGGCCCCGTTCCCTCACTTTCACGGTGGGGGAGCGGGGCTGCTTTTTGCGTTTCGGGGCAATGCCCTGGCCTGCGTGGAGAGGTCTGGGGCTATGCTGTCCGCATCTGGCGGGCCGCGTGCTCGTGAGGTCTCCGCTTCTGGCGGCCGCGGGATGTTGTCGGCAAAACTCCGTCCCGCGGGTACAGAGGCACCGGGCCCGGTCGACTAGACACCGACCGGGCCCGACCCATGCCGCGACAGGCGTGCGCCCCCAGAACGGGGCTGAAACGCCCCCCGTGCTTCGTCACTTCCGTATCAATACTTGGGCTTGCCTTACCGCCCTGCGGGTTCCAATGGCACTCTTTGTCCAGGCAGGGATCACCGGCGGCCCCGCCTCTCCACGACCACAGCGCCCTCCTTCCCACCGCCGGACCCCGAGTGGAGAGCCCATGCCCGGACGCCAGCCGGCAGGCACCACACCGCCAGCCCAAGCCCTCACCACCCCGCCCAGCCGACGCGGCCACCTGCGAGCAGTGGAGGAGGCGCCCATGACCAGCGCCACCCCCACCCCACCCGCGGCCGGCAGCCCCGACGACCGGCTCGCCATCGCCATCCAGTCCCTCTACCTCTCCCGCGGCATGTCTCTTTCGGACCCGGCGACCGCCGCGGCCTACGAGGTGGCCGTCGATGCCGTAGCGCGGATCATCGTGGACGGCACCTTCAAGACCGGGAAGCTGGGGGAGGAGGAGCACCGTCGTCTTCGGGCCTATCTCGACGCGGCTGCTCTCGTGCCCGCCCACCTGACGGGGAATCACAGTCTGTAGCGGCACAGTCGCCGGGCGGGCCGTCACCTGTGACGAATCGGAAACGCCCACCACGCTACGTAGATCGTTAGTCGCAACTTGTTCAATGCGAGACAAAGTCATGCCATTATTGGGCGTCCGGAAATAGCCGGGAGTGAGACATTCCGGTCCGCGCGCCCGCATGGTGCCCCCCACCCCACAGCGCAGCACACGGACCGCCTGCGGATCGGGGAGACCATGGGCGGAGACGACAGCTACAGCACCACAGCCGCACAGCGACTGCGCACCCTACGCGTCGAGCACCTCACGCCGACGAAACGGCCATCCAGCAGTACACGCCGCGCCACTCAGTCACATTCGCCGGCGCTCATCGACCTCGACGTCCTCGACCACATCGAAGTCGCCGTGCATGAGATGGCCGCCCACACCTACACGGCCGTCCCGACCGCCGGGCCCGCGCCCCGGACCCCTGAGGCCTTCTACGCCTGGTCCGAGGAAGTCACCGCGCACCTGCCCGCCGAAAAACAGCAAGTCCGCGACGCCCTGATGCTCCGCCAGAGCCTGGAACACTCCCTCCACGCGGGCGACACAGCCCCCGTGACCGCCGTGGTCCGGTTCGAGTCGTGTCCCACCTGCCGCTGCTGGGGCCTCATGTGGAGCCGCGCCGACTGGGTCGTCCTGTGCGCCAACAGGCGTTGCCACGACACGGTGGGCCTCCCGTCGCGTTGGTCCCTCCAGCAGATCTGCGAGCGCCACGTCGCCCGCGTCGCCGCACTCCAGCGCACCGCCACCTGACGCGCTGGCCCGCACCACCCGCACGATCCGCGGACTCCACAACCGCGGCGCACCACACCAGAGATACCCCGCTTCGGCCGGTCGGCGCTGCGACCGCACGGCCCATCCGAAACCGGGAGCCCCTCGTGGCCATGGCAACCCCACTCCCCGCCGTAGACGCCGCTGACCTCGTGACCCTGAAGGAGATAGTCCAGCTCCTGAGGCCCACGCCCCACCCCGTGTCGGAGACCAAGGTGAGGCGCTGGATCAAGCGGTACGGCATCCCAGTGGCCCGCAGGCGAGGGAGGGACTACGTGAGCTTCACCGACATTCTCGAAGCGCAGCGGGACGAGGCTGATCGCCTGCACGCAGCCCCCTAGCAGCCAATACGCCACACCACAGCCCCTGTTCTCCATTCGGAGGGCGGGGGCTGTGCCATGCCCGCGCACATTAACTTCACTGAACCTGTTGTGTTAACCCTCGAAATCTGTCATGCTCGTAGAGCCGACAAGGAGAGGCCCCAAAGCCCCTCCGAGTACAAGCTCCTGGAGCTGACATGACCATCACGCTGGACAGGCCCGTGCACACCAGCACCGCCACCGCGATCTCCTACCGAGACCTCACCCCCCAGCAGCAGAACGGCTGGCACAGCCTCGAAACCCTCAGCACCGACCTCGAAGCGGCTGCTGAGCAAGGCGCCAACGTCGTAGCCGAACTGCTCCTGGCCCACGCCACCGCCGCCCTCTTCCTCGGCATCCAGCTCCCCGCCGGCGACACCCTCGTCGCCTGCACCTGCGAGAACTGCCCCGAGGACTGCGACCGCATCACCGCCGCCACCCTGTGCTCCGAGGACCATTCCGGATACGGGCCGGTCATCCAGTGCGGCACCTGCACCGACGAGCACCGCAGCCTCGGCGACTAGCCAGCGCGGCGCTCCCCACCATCTCCGGCCCGGCCCCGGTCGAACACCCGGCGGCCCCCACCTCACCAACCCGGCGGCAGTAGCTCCCCCGGCCGGGCCGGACACCACCCCGCGACACCGCAAGGAGCTCAGCCATGCTCGAAACCGCCGCCATCCTCCGCTACGCCGCCCGCATCCTCACCGAACGCGGCCTTCACACCGGCGACCAGTTCGCCGCCCCCGACGGCAGCCTCGACATCTGCGCCGCCATCTACGTCGCCGCCCACGGCAAGGAACTGAAGGTCTTCGCCTTCGACGAGGACTACTCCATCGGCTTCATCGAGTGCTCGGCCCCCGCGATGGCCGCGATCCGCGCAATGTCCGACCACCTCGACAGCGCCCCATGCTTCACCCCCATCGCCCCCGGCGTCGTGGTGTCCGACTACATCGAGCACGTCTCCAACTGGGCCGCCACCATCCCGGTCTTCGGGACCCGACTGCTCACCACCGACGAGGTCATCGGCCGCATCCTCCGCACCGCCGACACCCTCGACGCGGCCACCGCCCTCGCCGCCTGACCCCGCCCCGGCCCAAGGAACCCCATGACCAACGAGCCCTGCAACGGCGGCCTACTGCACGCCTACCGCGCCAACATCCTCCAGGACTTCCTGTTCCGACTGGCCCAGTCCGCCGGGGACAGCACCGCCGAGAAGCTCCTCGAAGACAACCCGGACCTTGAGGCCATCGCCAGACATTCCAGCGACCTGCCCGACGGCTGCCAGCCCACTGGCAAGTGCCCGCTCCAGATGGCTCTGCACCACCTCACCTGACCTGCCCTGCCCTGCCATGACTCCACTGACCAAGGAGCCCCACATGAACGCCCCCGACAACTCCTTCGAGGACGGATACCTCGACGGCGGACTCGCCGCCCTCACCGGCCTCCCCTCCCGCCGAGCCCACGCCCGCATCGCCATGGCTGAGCAGTACGACCCGCTCTATGCCCAGGGCTACTCCGACGGCTACCTCAACACCACCGCCGTCAACGCCGCCCTCCGCGACAGCGCCCGCTGAACCCGCACCACCACCCACCCCTCAGTGATCAACGGAGATGACTGTGATGACCACCCTCGACCGCCCCGCCCCCGTCGCCACCGAGTGGCAGCTCAGCCGCTACAACCTCAACCAGATCGACGACCAGATCGACCGCGACGGCATCTACGCCAAGGGCTACTGGCAGACCGTCGACGGCAATCTCCAGGTCGTCGGCCTCCGCATCGGAACCGGAGAGACCCGGCAACCCCGGATCGTCGCCAAGTTCGGCGACACCATCCTCCGGCATCCGGACGGCACCTACTCCGTCCGTACGGCCGCAGAGCAGGCCGCCCTCCGCTTCAAGGAAGCCCAGCTCGCCGAGCAGCGTCACCAGTACCTCGACCTCGACGTGGACTCCGCCTTCACCCTCCCCGGCTGCATCTGCGCCTGCCCGCCCGAGCCGGCCGCGTGACCCGAGCCCCACCCGCCGGGCGGCCACCACCGCCCGGCACCCCACACAGCCACCAGGAGCCCGCATGGCCGACACCCACACCCTCGTCCTCCAGACCAGCGCCGGCCCCATCCCCGTCCAAGCCCACCCCACCGACACCGACGGCCTCTACGTCCACCGCGCCCACGACAGCGACGCCTGGGTTCTCTCCCACCACTCCGGACTCATCCTCGGCTCCTTCACCTACGAGCCCCACGCCCACAACGCAGCCAAGGCCATCAGGCACCTCACCGACTGGACCCGCACCGCCGAGCAGCTCCGCATCGACACCGCCGTCTTCGTGTACGAACTCCACGACGCCATCCACGACCAGGGCGGCCGGTTCCTCTACCGCAAGAGCGGCCCCGCAGCACACGCCCTGGCAGCCCGCGGTGACTGACCGCGCGGCCCTCCGCGCCACCGAAGACCAACTCGCCGCCGCCCGCCACACCATCGCAGCCATCGCGGCCTTCATCCACAACCCCGCCTACGACCGAGACGCACGTATCGCCTGCGCCCAAGCCGCCGGCCTACCCGCACCCACCAAGGAGGCAGCGTGTCCGCCGCCAACAACCCGCGCAGCATGAAGCCATCTGGAGAGACCTTCGGCCATGAGCCGCGCGACACCCAGACCGGCCCCGCCATCTGCGCCCGCTGCTACAGGTACGACACCAAAGGGCGCGACTGGCCCGGCCCCGTCATCTGGCCCTGCACCTCCGTCATCATCCTCGGGTTGGCCCCGCGATGAACGCCTACCTGGTGGCCTGCTACCTCAAGACCGAATTCCCCAGCAGGCGAACAGGCCGCCGCCGCGCCCGCCAACTCCGCGGAGAAGGCGCTGGCCCCTTCGACGAATACCGCTGCGACTTTTGCGGCGCCGTTCACATAGGCCACGCCCGCGGCCACGCCACCCACCTCCGCGCCGGACCCCACGGCCCCGTACCCCTCCACCAATACATCCAGGAGCGCACCCCATGACCACCAACCCTGCCGACACTCTCCGCGCCGCAGCCGACAAGCTCCGCGCCCTCGCAAACGGTGCCACCTACGAAGACCGGACCACCTGGGCACCCGGCCACACCAAGGGAAGCCTCTCCGCAGTCGTCCTCGACCACCCCGAGCGACCCGGCGTCCTGATTGAAACCTGGGCCTCCCACCTCGAAGACGTCAACCAGTACATCGCCACCATGGGGCCTGCTCTCGGCTTGGCGCTCGCCGACTGGCTTGCCAGTGCCGCCGAGGACGCCGAACAGATCGGGGCCAACCATCACGCACTGGCCGTCGCTTGCCAGATCCTCGGGACCGACCAGTGACCCTCACCGCCCCCGAGCCCACGGCACCCACCTGGGACCACCGAGCCGCCATCGTCATCCACGGCGAACCCGCCGGCCAAGGAGCCATCAGCTTCAACGGCAAAGGCCGCGGAGCCCGCCACACCAACGAAAAACGCCTCAAGCCCTGGCGCCGAGCAATCATCCTCGCCACCCGCGACACCACCGGATGCCACGGCTACACCGACTGGGGCGGCATCTGCCTCACCTGCCGAGTAGCCAAAGACCAACACGGCCTCTACGCCAACACCCCCACCGCCGTAGAGATCACCATCACCGTCCCCAAGCCGAAGAGCGCACCGAAGCGGCGCCGCACCTGGCCCATCACCCGATCATCCAGCGACATCGACCACCACGCCCGCGCCTGCCTCGACTCCCTCTCCGAAGCCGGCGTCATCCGCGACGACTCCCAGATCACCGAACTCGCCATCCGCAAGGTCTACCCCGGCGAACACCCCGAAGCCCTCGACCAGCCGGGCGCGATCATCCGCCTCTACACCCTCGCAGGAGCCCCCGAATGAGCACCCCGACCGTCTACACCGGCCGCACTACGGGACAGGCCGCACACCCCCGAACCGATGCCACCAAGCCCTTCCGGCCAGACTGCCTCCGCCAGCCCCCGCAACTGTGGGACGACGAAGCCTCCGCGAGCGATCAGGAGGAAGCCCGGGGCTACTGCCTGGAATGCCCACTGTTCACCCAGTGCCTTTCGTCTGCGATGACGTCGGAGCAGGGGAACGTGTCGCGCAGCAGCATGAAGGCCGGCCTGGGTGCGGGGGACCGTTCCTGGTTGCAGCGTTCGTCGCGCCGGTACGGGCCGTACGACGCCGAGGAGGCCCGGCTGCTGGCTTTGGAGTCTGTGCTGTCGGGGCGGCCGCTGACTGAGATCGCCGAGCGTGAGGGTGTAGGTGGCGTGACGTTGAAGCTTGCGTCGCGGATCCTGCCGAAGAGGCCGGATTCCCGCATCGAGCAGATCGCGGCGTACCGCAGACAAGGCCTGGGCTGGGCCGCGATCGACGTGCAGATGGGGCTCGCTTCCCGGACGACGCTCGACTACGTCGCGAAGTGGCGTCACTCCGCCGTCAAGCGCGGCGAGACGGTTCCGGAGGAGCTGCTGGTGAAGCGGCGCCCGTTCACGGATGAGCAGGTTGTCGCGATCCGTCGGCGATCGGCTGCTGGTGCGAGTGATTACTCGCTGGCCAAGGAGCTCGGGGTCTGCCGTAGGACGATCAGTGCGATCGCTACGGGTGTGTCGTACCGCGACGTTGGCGGCCCGATCCGTTCGAGCGTTTCTGAGGCGGTGGCGGTGTGAGTGGGTTGAGCGCTGAGGAGCGCGGTGACCTGGTGCAGCGGCTCCTGCCGATCGCCGGGCAGCTGACGACCCTGGTGCACGGCGACGGCGGACAGCGCGACATTCACCAGGTCATTGCCCGCCTCACCGCCGACGAGCGGGACAACCTCCTGGTGGTCCTGGCGGGCCTGGTGAACCCGGACGTGCCGATGAGTGCCCTGCTGGGGTGGCTGACGTTCGACGAGCACGGCAACCCCGTGAAGCCCGAGGTGGCCACGGACGCGACGCTGCGAGACCTGGCCGAGGAGGTGTGGGACGAGGCCGCAGCGGAGGGCGACTTCATCGACGACGCGGCCGTACAGCAGTACCTGGCCGGCAAGCCGGTCACCGTGACGGACGCGGAGCGGATTGCGGCCATCGCGGAGGCAACCCGGCGCGGCATCACCTACCTGCAGCTGGACCAGCTCCAGCGGCTGCCGAAGAACACCACGTCGAAGTTCGTGTCCCTGGCCCGCAAGGCGGCCGAGGCGCGGGGCGAGGAATTCCCGATCCCGCAGCACGGGAACGCCGCGGTGTCCCTGTCGGAGGAGCAGGTCCTCGAGATCCGGCGGCGTGCGGCGACGCGCACGGAGACGGATGAGGCGATCAGTCTCTCGTTCGGCGTGACCCGCAAGACCATCAGCGCCATCGCGGTCGGTGACACCTACCGCCAGTTCGGCGGCCCGATTCGCCCGAAGAAGACTTCCCGGCCCACCGCGAGGCAGCGTGTGGAGTTCGCCGGCGGAACCCCTGCCGCAGCGCAGGCAAGCTAAAGGAGATCGCCATGTCCCTGCCCCAGTTGAGCGGCATTGCCCGACTCATCGAAGATCCGGAACTTAGGTTCAGCGCCTCGGGAAGCGCGGTCGTGAAGGTCCGCCTGGCGTTCAACTCCCGGAAGAAGGATCAGTCTGGCCAGTGGGTCGACGACGCGACGTTCTTCGTGCGTGGCACGGCGTTCGGCCAGGCCGCGGAGAACGTTGCCGCCTCGTTGCAGCGCGGGATGGAGGTGATGGTGGTCGGCCGGATGAAGACGGAGTCGTGGGAGAAGAACGGCGAGAAGCGTTCGGAGGCTGCCTTGTTGGTGGACAGCATCGGTCCGTCGCTGCGGTTCGCCACTGCGCAGGTGGAGAAGTCGGGCGGCCAGGGCCAGGACCGGCAGGAGTTCCAGCAGGCGCGGCAGGCGCCGGGTTCGGCGAGCGTTGAGGATCCGTGGGCGTCGTCGGCGTCTGGTCAGTCGCAGGCCGGCGGCTGGAACGACGATCCGCCGTTCTAGTCGCCGCTGGTGGCAGGCCCGTTCCCGGTTGGGGGCGGGCCTTTCTGTTGCCCGTTCGTCTCCACCTTCACTGAACCTGTTGTGTGGACCCTCGAAATCTGTCATGCTTCACATGTCAGGCCACACGGCGACAGCCCGAAGCGTGAGGAGCACCCCATGAACCAGGTCGAACTCCTCGACGCCAACGGCTACGTCGTCGCCACCGCCACCCAGTACTGCGTGCCCGACGCCAACGTCCCCGCAGTCGAAGCCCGGCTCCTCGCCGACACCGCCCCGAAGGACGTCGCAGACCAGTCCGCGTACGCCGGCCGCCGGGTCTACGCGTCGGAGTACCGCACCCGCGTCGTGCCCATGACGGTCGGCGCAGTCCTCGCCAAAGCCGCCTGACCCACCATCCACCTGCACTGAAGGAGATCGCCGTGGACAGCAGGGAAGCCGCGAAGGCCCGAGTTCGAGCGAAGGTCGCCGCAGAGAAGGCCCTTCCGGCCAGTGAGCGGATCGCGAACATGCTGCACGCCACGCACACCCACGCGGAGGCGCAGGCACTGCTCGATGAGGTTCGCGCTGAGGCACGGCGTGAGGGGCTGCGCGAGGCGGAGGTCATCGCCGAGCGGAGCAAGGAGAAGCACTTCAAGTTCGGCAACTACGACACCGGCCACGGCGCGTGGATGGTGGCGGACTCCATCCGCATCCATCTGGGCCGCATCGGTGACGCCGGAAGTGATTCCCCCTGACCCACAGTCCGGAGCCCGTCCCCCTGGGCTCCACGGCCGCCCCAAGCCCCCAGCGCGGGGCGGCCCTCTTCCGGCCCCGCCGACACCGCCCAGGAGGCCCGTCGTGCTCGTCACCCTTCCCGACGCAACCACCCTCGACCTCAACCTGAAGCGCTGCTCCCAGTGCGGACGTATCGGCGACCGCTACTTCATTGCCGTGCCCACCGACGGGATCGGCGGCCCGGAGGTGCACGTGTGCAGTGCCCGGCAGGCCTGCCAGCGCCGCGTCGACAAGGCCCGCAAAACGCAGGCCGAGCTGACCGCACTGCGCGCCTGCCCCGCTCCCGCCGAGGACGTGCCGACCGGCCGCGTGCAGGACTGGACGGCTCCCCGCGGCCCGTGGACCGCCGAGCAGCAGGAAGACCACTACCGGGCGCTGGCCATCGCCATCGGGTTCGACCCCGCCAGCCGCGACGCTCTCCACCCCCGCGTCCGCGCCCGCACCGCCCGCACCCACCAGACCGCCGCCTGACCGAGGAGACCCGATGCCTCTGCCCACCCTGCCCAAGACGTTGCAGCCGACTACCGCCGAGGTGCAGCGCCAGGCCGCCGACGCCTGGAAGTTCGCGGGCCCGTGCAAGAAGTACGGGGCGTTGCTCGCACCCTGGTCGACGGAGATGGCCGCTGATGGTTCGCCGATGGTCACGGCCCGCGTGACCGGCCCGCACGCTGAGCAAGCCATGTGCGAGTTCGCGAACGGCCTCGAGCCGGTGACCGCGTCGGCCGAGCTGCGACCGCAGGTCGACTACTCGGAGCCCGGTGTCGTCGCCTGCTCGTGGCGCCGTGGCGGGGTGTGGGTGCGCCTGTGGGCGGTCGACACCGCTGCTGCCCCGGCCCCGACACCGCTCGTCATGCCGGCCCGGGTGGCGCCCCTGCCGTCCGGCCGCCTCCCGTACCGCCGCAACACCACCACCTGCGACACCAGCCGCAACTACACCGAGGAGAACTGACCATGTCACGGATCACGATGTTCGCAAGCCCTGGAGTAAAGGTTCTTGCCGAGGACGTTGACGCCGAGCGTCAGCGACAGCTCGCCAAGTGGGGAGAGCAGGCGCACCCCAACGGGACGGCCATCACTGGTGACGAGGAGCGGGCCAACCGAGCCCGGCACGCCTGCCAGGCCATGGCCGATCTGGGAGAGGTCACGTGGCGGGACATCCTGAACGAGGAGGTCCAGGAAGCGTTCGCGGAGAGCGACCCGGAGAAGTTGCGTGAGGAACTGGTGCAGTGTGCCGCGGTGATTGCCGCGTGGGTGCTGGACTTGGACCGCCGGTCGGGGAGGACCGTGTGACTGTTCCTGTGCAGGTGGGTCCGTCGCCGACCAGCGGCGGGCCCGCACCCCACAAGGCCAGGGGATGCCGTCACCGGCCTCTCGACTCCCGTTTCCCGATAACCCGTCGTGAGCTGGAGCTTCTGCGCCTCGCCGCGAACGGCAACACCAACGAGATGATCGCCCGGCACCTGGGCATCACGAAGGACACCGTCAACGGGACGCTGCGCAAGTCGTACCTGAAGCTCGGAGCCCGGGACCGCACCCACGCTGTGGCAATCGCCCTGATCCGGGGGCTGATTGAGCCGAAGGATGTTGCTGGCGTGCAGATGCTGCCGGGCCGGATGTCGGTCCACGCAGCGTGACCAGTTCGCCGCGATGAACCGGACATCTTAGACACCATCACCGGGCGGAGACCCAAAGCGTCCCGCCCGTCACCACTCACAGTCACACCAGCCCTGGAAGGGGTCTAATCGCCATGCCTGAAACCACGCGCCGCCACGAGCGCGCCGAGCTTGTCGTCGCGGTCGTGATAGCCGCAATCGTCATGACCGGCGCCTACCTCATCGGTGACCAGCTGCCGTTCCCGATCGCCTTCGTCGTGGTGCTCGCCGCCGCGGCAGGTCTGACTCTCCTCGCCACGTACTCCATGGACCGACCGGAGGACCACCGGTGAATCGCGCCGTACAGTTCTCCGCCGCGTACGCCGCCCTGACGGCCGCGCATGAGGTCGCCGACCACATCGTGCAGGTCGATGAGGATGCCGTCGACAAAGGGAAGGAGGGCGCCAAGGGCCGCGTCGCGTGCCTGCGCCACGTCGCCTCGTACACCGCCACGCAGGCCCTCGCACTCGTGGCCGCGGACCGCGGCCTGGGGCTGCGCCTCAACTGGCGCTACGCCACGGCCGGGCTCCTCGTCTCCGCCGTCACGCACTACGCCGCGGATCGCTCCGGCGGACGCTGGGCCGAAGACCCCGAGAAGCAGCCGACGACGCGGATGGTCCGCGCCGCGCACCGGGCGAGGAAGGGCGGCTGGCTCACCCGGGACCCACAGGCCGGCTACCGGATCGACCAGGCGTGGCATAAGGGCTGGATCGCCATCGCCGCGGGCGTCGTTGCTGCGGGAGGTAGGCGGTGATCGCGGGACAGTCTGCGGCCGCGTGGGGCCGCGAGCAGGGGCGTCTGCGGTGGTGGCAGCACCTGGTGGCCGCGGTGGGTGTGGAGACGCCGGAGATGGGCCGCAAGCGCCGCCACAGGGAGCGCTGCGCAGCGGGCTCGGTCGGGGAGAAGCGCACCCACGCCATGCTCCAACCGCTGCTGCGCGAGGGCTGGCATGTGCTGCCGGACCGGCGCGTGGGGCGGTCGGCGAACGTCGACCACGTGCTGGTCGGGCGGGACGGGCAGGTGTTCACGCTGGACTCGAAGCTGTGGGCTGCGCGGGACGAAGAAGGTCAGCCGCGGGTGGTGCGCCTCGTCGGTGGCCGGCTGATGCACGGCGGCGCCGACCGGGACCGGCAGGTCGATACGGCGCTGTGGGAGACGAGGGAGGTGTCGAAGGCGCTGGGTGGTGTGCCGGTGACGCCGCTGATCGTGGTGCACAACGCCCCGGTAGACGGCGCAGGGTTCCGCGTGCGCGGCGTCGCCCTGTTTCCCGCGGACCGGCTGCTGGAGCTGCTGCGGGCCAACGTCGGACCGGCGGATCCGGCCGGGGCGGAACTCCTGGCCAGGTTGGCGGCGATCCGGCTACCGTCGTACACGTAACCGAGGGGGCCACCCTCGAGAGCCCCACTGCCTTCGGGCGGTGGGGCTCTTTCGTGCGTCTGGGCTGGGGTTTTGCAGGTGGTGCAAATCTGATTCGCCACCACCCCTTGCGGCTTCCAGATCTGGAAGCTAAAGTTGTCGTTATGAGGTCAGGGGAAAGCCCCAGACCCCGCCGGAAGGAACCGGTCGATGAACACCACCGCCGCCGCACTTGAAGCCCACGTCACCGTCGCCACCATCCGCACCTGGTGCCGCAAGGGCGTCGTCGCCGCCACCAAGCAGGCCGGCCGCTGGATCATCGACACCGCCTCCCTCGCCCACCGCATCACCATCGGTGCCCTCAAGCGTCCCGCAAAGAAGGCCGTCGCCTTCACCATCGAGACGATGACCGCTATCGGCGGCAACCGCTGGCAGCGCGGCACCATGGACCGCGTCTACCTCAACGACTGGGCCCAGTTCGCGGGCATCGAGGTCGAGCGCTACGGCTCCGGCAGCATCTCCTCCGCATCCCTCGGCGGCCGCGGCATCGCCAACAACCGCGCCGGTCAGCTGCTTGGCGCCATCGACAAGATCTACTTCGACGCGGCCGACGGTCAGCTCTACGCCCAGCACCGCGGCGCCGATGAGTTCGAGATCCGCTACCTCAACGGCGAGCGCGACACCATCAACCTCGTCGCCCGCACGGTCGCCGGCATCCGCACCGCCATCGCCGCCCTCTGAACCCCTCTCACCAATCCCGGCCCGGGGAGAAGCCCCAGGCCGCAACCGGAAGGACCCGGACATGACCACCACTCACTTCACCGCCTGGCTCACCACCGACGCCTCCTGCCTGGACCAGCCCAACATCGACGTCACCGTCCTGGAGGACGAACTCATCGGCGACAACCCTGCGAACGACGGCGCTTGGTCCTCCCAGGGCGACCCGCTGTTCCACGCGGTGACCGGAGTTCCCGCCGCTGACAGCAGTACCGGCCGCGCCGAGAAGGAAGCGCAGAGCCTCCTGGAGGCTGCCGGCTGGACCGTTGAAGGCGACTGGGAGCCCGTCCCCACGGGCGGCGTCGTCACCGTCTCCCGCGCCACCAACTGACCGAACCGCCCGCGGCCCCAGGTGCCCCCTGGGGCCGCCTTCGCATGGAGGACCCAATGACCGACTACACCGACCCGCCCGGCATGCCGGAGGACGAGCGGATGACGGACGCCGAACTGCGCGTGGTCCGCGAGTACCTGAACGTCACCCCGGAGTGGCTCGGACAGCACCTGGGCGTGTCCGCCCGCACCGTGCGGCACTGGGAGGCTGGCAAGTACGCCATCCCCGACGGCGTCCGACTTGAGGTGGAGGATCTGGAGCGGCGCACCGGCGAGTTCGTGGGCGGCATCGTCGACCAGTTGATGGACACGCCGGAACCGGGGGCAGTGACCTACCGGACGGATGAGGAGTACCACGCCGCGCATCCGGAGGTCCCGTTTCCCGCGGCGTGGCACCGGGCGGTGGTGGCCCGCGTCGCCCAGGAGGTGCCGGCGCTGCGCATCGCCTACGCGTCCGACGTGGAAGTGGCGTCCGGCTCGGCGCCACAGGCGGCGCGCGGACGAGAACTGCGCAACGGAGCCGTCTAGTGGCGGGGTCGTGCGAGGCGCCTACGAAGCACTGCGGGACCCCTTACGGTTGGCGGCTCGGCGGGCGGTGCGTTGACTGCCGGCGGGCGCACAACGACGAGACCAAGGAGGCGCGCCGCCGCAAGAACGCCCCGCCATCCGCCCTGCTCGACCGTGTCGCGGAGCAGATGGACCTGGGGATGACCCTGCCCGAGGCGTCGCGTTCAGTCGGGGTGCCGCCGAAGCGGGTGCGGGCCTCGGCGCCTGGACATCCGCGTCTCGCTGCCGCCATCGCCCGCCACGAAGACACCCCGGACGGCGGCGGCGACTTGATCGAGGCCGTGGAGGCGGCGTGCGCATACCTTCTCGCGCTCAAGGGGTCCGCCAGCCCTGAGCAGGCACCCGCAGGGCCCTCCGAGTGGCGGCACTGCCCGTCATTCGTGGCTCTGGAGCGGCATTTCAAGCTCGCTTCCATGTCTCCCCCGGATCGCTTCACTGCGCTGCTGAAGCAGGGGTGTTCCATCCCGGATGCTCTGGAGGCGGCAGGCCCGGACGTTAGCCGCTTCAAGGTCGACAAATGGCGGCGGGAACATCCGGACCTGAATGCGGCGTTCATCGCGGCGCGATGGCAGGACCAGACCCCGCTCTCGCAGCTGACGGCAGAGGAGGTGGCTAGCCTGCGTGCCGCATGGTCTGACCCCTCAGTCCCGATCTCCGAGATCGCAGAACGGTTCAGCGTCCACCCGCAGACCATCAGCAGGTGGCGCAGGAAGCTCGATCTCCCGAGCCGTCGGACAGGCGGCGACGCGGCGGCGCGCACAGACGAGAGCTTCGTCGCCCAGCTGGTGGAGATCTTCGAGCAGGAGCCCGTGGCGTTCGCCGAGGCTGCCAGGCGATGCGGGTTACCCCTTGGTCGCCTGAAGAGATTGAGAGCTGACCCTGAGTTTAGGGCGAGGCTGGATGAGGCTCGACGTGAGTGTCTTGAGCGCATGCGGCGCGAAGTTCGTGAGCGCGTGGCGGCGCGGAAGCGGGGCCTGCTTACGCAGCCCAGGCGCCCGTATGCTGCTCGCCCTCAGATCTCTGACCCCGAAGTGGAGCGCCAGCTTCGGGAACTGTGGGCCAGTCCCAGTTTCACGGCGACGCAGATCGCCGCGGAGCTGGGGGTGAGCCTGGGGACGGTGGAGAACTGGAAGAGGGCTCTCGGGTTGCCGCATCGCTCAAACCACCACCCTGGCAGGGAGCCGTCGGATTGATCCACGTACCGAGACGCACCGCCCGAACTGGGTGGGGCTTCGTCGTGCCGCGGCGCTTTCTTCCTCGGACGGTGTGGCGCCCCACGTTCACGGCTCGAGCGGCGGGTCCCCAGCGGCGGCGATGCGCATGGCGTCGGGGTCCCAGCGGTAGGTGCGGGCCTGATAGCTGGTGTCACTGTCCAGGTGCACGTCGACCTGCACCGCGGTCCGGCCGTCCCGGTACCGGTGCACGGCGATGACGGGGCAGCGTCGCCACTGGCCGCGGATGAAGACGCGGAGCGCGGGCCGGCTCGTCCGCGGCCACGTCTGCACGGTGGGCGAAGGGCCCTGGCCGGGCGCCCAGGGTGTGGCTTCGACGGCCTCGTGGGGCTCGGGTGGGGCCGGCACCCCGGCAGTGTCTCAGCCAGCCTGCACGGCTCGCGCGATGGCCCAGTCGATGGCGACACGCACCCCGTACACGGTGAGGATGCCGCCGACAGCCACGCCCAGGACCGCGCCGATGATGCTGCTGGCCCGGTCGCTTACCGTTGCTCCTCGACTGGATCGTACTGATGCCAGCCCGGGGCGGCGACGTAGCTGGTATCGGGTGGGCAGTGGCGGCACCAGACCGGGTCGGCGATGTGCGCGCTCTTTGGGTGAGTGCAGTGCGTGCACGGGTGATTGGCGGACGTGGCGGACGGCTCGGTCGGGGAGCGAAGCGCGGACTTGGCGGCGAGCACGCCATGCTTGTAGCCACGAAGGTAGCTGCCACGGTCAGGCTCGTTGGCGTCCATGGCCTCAGGTGCGGTGGAGACGTTCTGCACCCGGTCGATGGCGGCCAGGGCCTCGGAGCGCTTCTCGCCCAGCTCGAAGTACTTCTGCTCCCATCCGCGGGCCTGGTTCTCGGCCTCGTCGAGTTGCTTCTTCAGGTCGGGTGGTGGGCTCTGCTGGCGGTAGGCGGCGATGATCTGCGCGGCGTTCCGGGCGTCTTCGGGGACGGCGTTCAGCGGGTCGATGAGGCAGGTGGTGCCGTTGTCGGGGTGCTCGTCTTCGTGCTGCTGGAGGGCTATGACGAGGTCGATCGCCCAGGCGGGCGCGTGGTGCTGCGTCACTGCTGCTCCTCGGCTGGCGGCTCGACGAGAAGGGGCGCCGTGCGTTCCTCGCGGGCGGCCTGGTTGGGGTCGTTGGGGTCGGTGTACCGGTAACCGTCATCGGTGAGCAGGTAGACGGTGTGCCGGATGATGCGCTGGCCGTCCGGGACGGTTTCCACGGTCAGCGGGTCGGGCACGGCGACGTTCTGGTAGTCGATGCCGTTGGCGGTGAGCCAGTCGCAGAGCTGTTGGCGTCGGGGTGTCTCGGCGATGGTGGGCCAGATGGTGGCGTCGTTGAGGACGATGCGGTCGGGCTGGGGTTCAGGGGAAGGGGCCATGTCCCCATGCTGGCGCGGTTCGCCGGATTCATTGCCCCTACCAGGGCGCGGTCGGAAGGGGGCGGTCAGCTGACCCAGGTGCCGGTGAGTGCGGTGGTGGCGAACCCTGGCCCGTAGGCGAGCGTGACGCCGCGGTCCCCGTCGGCTGGTGGGGTGTCGTGGGTGCGGCGCAGCACGTCGAGGACGGAGGCGCCGCCGAGGTTGCCCACCTGCGCGAGGCTGGCCCAGGAGTGGGTGAGCTGTGCCGCGGTGAGGCCGAGGCCTTTCTGGGCGGCGTTGAGGATGGCGGGTCCGCCGGCGTGGATGACCGCGAAGGCCGGGGCGAGGCCGTCGTGCTGCTTGAGCCAGTCACGCAGGGCGGGCATGGCGTCAGTGGGTGCGGTGGTCGCGGCGCGGGTGGAGTCGAAGTGAATGCCCGCCTCGTCGATGCGGCCCCAGTAGCGTTCGCGGGAGTGGGGGAGGAGATATTCCCAGGTGTCGTCGATGCGCATGCCCGGCTGGAGCTGGTCGGCGGTGACGATGCAGGCAGAGGCGGCGTCTCCGAACAACGCCTTGTAGATCATCGACTCCATCGACGTGTCCCCGTGGTGGTAGATCGTGGACAGGGCCTCGGACACGACGACAAGGACGCGGGCGCCCGGGTGCGCGGCGACGAGGTCCGCGGCGCGGGTGAGGGCCTGGGCGCCGCCAATACAGCCGACGGTGGCGAGGGCGATGCGGCGGGCGTCGGGGCGCAGGCGCAGCTGCTCGACGAGGTGGACGTCGAGGCCGGGGGCGGCCCAGCTGGTGGTGTTGCTGGTGACGATCGCGGTGATGTCGCTCGGCTGGAGGCCGGCTTCCTCGAGGGCCCTCTCGGCGGCGGTTTCGGCGAGGCTCGATGCGTCGTCCCACGCCTGCTGGTTGCGGTCGGCGACACCCAGGCTGCCGGATATCTGCTCGGATTCCAGGGGGTGGTGGAGTGCACGGCGTTGGACGCCGGTGTTGCGGATGACGCGCAGCACGGTCCCGAGTTTGGGGTGGTCGGGGTGGTGCTGGGTGATGTTGTCGCAGATGTCGTCGGTCGTGGCCCAGTGGTTGGGATGGTCGATGGTGGGGCGGGTGACGTGCACGGGCATGAGGCCTCCCCCTGGTGAAGCCTTCACGATACGGCGATGGCCCGCCCGGTGTGCCTCGGGCGGGCCGTGATCAAGCCGCGGCTCGTAGGTAGGGGCGGCGTATCTGTGAGGGGTCGGCGCCGGGGTTCAGCTTCACGAACATGACCCGGGCGTTGGGGCTGGACAGGGGCTCTGCCGCGCAGATCTGCACCCAGCACGGCCCGAGCGTGGGGTGGAGGAGGGGGCGTTCCTGCCCGTCGGGGTGGACCTGGGCGGTGGAGCGCTCCTCGTACAGCGGTCCGCATTCGGTGTCCTTGATGACGGCGTCCTCGATGCGGGCGAGGGTTTCGTCGTCGGGCAGGATGGCGCGCGCTCCGCGTAGCTGTGGCAGGACGTACGGCGTCCAGACGGTCTTCCAGCCCGTGAGGGTGGTGCGTGCCTCATCGGACAGCAACATCCACTCCATCATGTTCGGCGGCGGTTGCTGGTGGGCGAACAGGCTGACGAAAGGCTCGTTGTGGGCGAGGAGGTTGTACGACTGGTCGGTGATGTACGCCATGTGCCGGCTGCCGTCGATGACGTCCTTCCACATGCCGGGCACTTCGAGGCCTGAGCGGGGGTGGAGGCGGCTGTTGGGGTCGTCGCCGCGGGCGTAGCGGCACATGGCCACCCACTCTTGCTCGGTAAGGCGGAGTGCGTTGGCGTAGGCGCGGAGGAGCTTGAAGCTGGGGTTGTGGATTTTGCCGTTGATGAGGCGGTTGTAGGTGTTGTTGTCGTAGCCGGCCATTTGGTCGACGTGGGACTGGGTGAGGCCTCGGCCTGCGGCTCGGCGTCCGGGGTTTTGGGCGACCTGGATGCCGGGGACGGTCGCCGGGTCTATGAGGGCACGGCGGGCCTCGAGTAGGCCGGCGAGCGCGGTGCTGTCCAAGCGTTCTCCTGGGGCGGGGCTTTGTTGGGGTGTTCTTCCTAGGAAGGATTCGCTGATGTATTCGGTTGAATATTCGCCAATGATGGCGGTGTCGCCGGTAACGCGGGTGACGGGCGGGCCTGTTGTGGAGCGGGCTTGTCTGGGCTGTCAGCGCCGGCGGCCCGCTCCGGTCATTCGCAGCTGGCCGGTGGCTGGGCCGTCGGGCGGCAGTCGATTTTTGCGTTGCGTGCATATGCCACGGGCGTGTTGACGTCAGGTGTAGCAGGCCGTGTTGCTGCTGTCGCGTCTGGCTGAATTCTATTGCTGTCGGTCATCGAACCCTCACCCAGCGCTCACTCGGCCGTCACGCCGGTCACGCCCCGTTCGACGCGTCGCGGGCATCACGCCTCCTTGGCGCGGTCGAGGATCTGCTGGAGGCCGGCCTCGACGTCGATGACCTCGTCGAGGGCGGCGAGCATCCGGTCGTTGTCGGCGGTGAGCCGGTCCAGCACGTGGTCGGTCTCGGTGCGGGCGGCGCTGTCCGCGAGGTGCTGGTCGATAGGGTCGGTCACTGCTGCTCCTGGGGTTCGTAGTTGTGCCAGGCGTCGTCGCTGCCAGCCTGGTCGCACACGGTGCACAGGCCGACAGATACGGGCTCGTCCGCGTCCTGGTGCTGGTCTTTGGGATGCCCGCACTCGGCGCACGACGCCTCCTCGATGCCGAGGTCGCGGCGGACCGTCTCGATGATGGGCGCGAGCTTCACGGTCTCGGGGAGTCGCTGCTCCCATACAGCCAGGCGTTCCGCAGCGCGGGCGATGGTCGCCTCGGCTTGTTCGGCTCGGCGGTGGGAGCCAGCGAGGAGGTTGACGGCACGTTCCGCCTTCCAGGCGCGGGTCCGCAGCTGCTTCAGCTCGGGGCGGAGGGAGCCGAGGGCGGCGTCGGCGTGGGCGAGCCAGATGGACCGCATGTGGTTCCATGCCGGGTCGGTGTTGCGGAACGCGCGGCTTCCGGCAGCCTCCGCCATGGCGGAGGCGATGCGCTGCCGCAGGTCGTCGGTCACTGCTGCTCCTCGCTGTCGGCCACATCGAACGTCACGACGCGGGCTGTAGTGGTGCGCCGGGCGATGCGGTACTCGAAGTCCGGCTGCGCCCGGCGGCGCGCGGCGAGTCGCTGGAGGACGAGGGCGGGGTTCTGGGTCGTGCCGCCGGCCTGCTCCCACGTGCCGTCGGGCTGCTGGCACTGGACGAAATACTCGACAGTCTCCCGCCGTTCCGTGGAAGCCTCGAGAGATTTGATCGCCGGGTAGAGGTCGGGGAACGCCAAGCAGGCGTCGATGACGTGGGCGATGGTCTGCCGGTCCTTGCCGATGGGCTCGCCCTCGGGGTGCCGCATGCCCTGGACGTAGCCCATGACGGCTGCGTCATGGACCAGCGCCTGCTCCCAGCCGGTGAGGGCGGCGAGAACGGCGCGGACCCTGTCGGCGTGGGCGGCCTGTCGCTGCTGCAGGTAGCTGGCGAGGGAGTCAGGGATGGTGTTGGTCACTGCTGCTCCTTCTTGGTCCGGTTGACGGCCCAGTTCGGGTCGAAGGCAGGCTTGAAACATGGCGTTTGGGCCGATTCAGCACGCCGACGCTGGTTTTCCCGGCGGTTACTCATGGCCTGGATCGGGTGGATGAGGATGAAGCCGAGGAAGTAGATCTGAGCGATCCACCAACCGGGGTGCCGCTTGGCGCTGGCGTGGCGGGCCTGCTTCCAGATCCAGGGATTGAGGCGGTTGTCGAGGGCTTCGATCGGGCGGGTGCGGCCAGCGAGGTACCCGACGGCCAGGGCGGCGATCACGGCCAGCGTGACAATCACCGCTCCTCCTCAGCGCTGCTGCTGCGTCGTGCTTCTGACCGGTGCTGGTCCTGCTGTTCGGGGGTGAGCTGGTCCCATGGCGGCGCGGTGCGCTGCGGGTTGATGTGGGCTGCGCCGGCGAGGCCGCGGGCGAGCTGTTCTACCTGCTCGTCGGTGGCCTGCTCGGGGTGGGTGCTGGTCACTGCTGCTCCCGGGCGTTGATGTGGGCGTGTGCGGCTGCGCGGGCGTCTGTGCTGTGCCCGTTGCGGGTGGGGCGGGTGCTGGCGCCGATGAGCCACGCGGCCGCGGCGTACGGGCCTTCGCGGTCGGCGATGTGCTGGTGGAGGTTCCAGGCCTGGTCGCGGTGCTCGTCGGTGTCGAGCCAGTCGGTGAGCGTGGGGCCGCCGGCGGCGTCGAGGGCGTGGCTGGTCACTGGTCATCCCCGAAGGTCTCGGGGTGGCTGGCCTTCCACTCCGCCCAGTGCTTGCTGGGGTATTCGGTGTGCATGCTGTGGCAGCGGTCCATGACCTGCTCCAGCGTGTGCGCGGGCAGCAGGTCGTACTCGAACTCTCCGCCTCGAAGCCGCGGGGAGACCGGGACCCAGAAGGGGCCGTACTGCCAGGTGACGACGCGGTATGACCAGTCACTGTCACCCCACTTGTGGAAGATCTTGGTGACGGCGTCGACGTCGAGCGGACGTTTCAGCAGCTTGGCCTTGTAGGAGTCGTTGAAGAAGTACTCCTTGTACTCCTCAATGAAGCTGGCGAGCATCCTTGCCTCGGCGTCGGTGGGGCGGGCCTCGGAGCCGCGGTCGAAGGTGGCGATGTAGTGCCACTTGGGGTGGGTACCAGTGACGGGGATGCGCAGGGCGGTGAGTGGGTCGTCGCGGTCGGCGTCGGTTCCGAACGGCCAGGTAGCGGCGGTCATGCGGGGCTCCTTGGGCGGGTGTCCATGCTGTCGCGGTTTGGTGCGGGGCGTTGCCCCGGCGTGGGTCAGTGCGAGGCGTTGAAGAGGGAGCGCGCGAGGCTCGGGCTGAACGCGGTAACGACGTCGCCCGCGGTCCGCATGTCGCGGAAGGCCTCGGTGCGCTCCTCGTGGAGTGCCTGCGTCCACTCAGGGTCCTCGCCGTTGTTGCGGCGGAGTTCTTCTTGAGCCCAGCGCCAGCGGTTCTTGGCGGTGAGGAAGTCGTCGCGGGCTTCGGTGACGTGCTGGGGGATGTGGCCGAAGAGGGCGGTGAGGACTTGGCTGGAGAGCTTGTGTGTCATGACGCTGCCTCCTGCTGGTGTTGCAAGGATTGGGGCGGCCCGCGCCTGGGGGTGAGGGCGCGGGCCGCGGTCGGTGGTGGTCAGCCGGCGATTTCGGGCCAGAGGGCGACTGCGCATCGCATGTAGGCGTCGGCCAGCAGCTTGCGGGACTCGGGGCCGCCGACTTGGGCGGCGAGGCGGGCGTAGATGTCGAGCCGGTCGGTGGTGGCGGGTTCGTTGGCCAGGACCGTGGCGAGTTCCTGCGGGGTGGTGGGCAGCTCGGGGAGGTGTTCCAGCGTTTCGTCGTGGGGCTCGACGTCGACCTGGGCGTCGGCCTGGTCGCGGAGGTGGTGGGTGAGGTTCCAGGCGGTCAGGTCGGCGACGCCGCGGATGGAGTAGGGGCCGAGGGCGATGGTGGTGTAGCCGGGGCGGGTGAGGGTGACGGAGTAGCGGGTGGTGTCCATGCGGGGCTCCCCTGTTGTCTGCTTGAGAACAGCATGACAGATTTCGAGGGTCTGCACAACAGGTTCAGTGAAGTGTTCGTACGGCCCACGCCACGGTGACGACCACCACCGGCCCTCGTTGCCCTGGCATGCCACTCCGACTGCCCGCGACCGTCGCCCTCGCCGAAGCCGCCACCGACCTACCGTCCGGGCCCGGCTGGGCATACGAGCCGAAGTTCGACGGGCACCGCGTCATCGTGGCCCGCCCCCAGGAAGGCCGCGCACGACTCCAGGCCGGCCGCTCCCACCGCTCAGTGACCGCCCACTTCCCCGACCTCGCACAGGCCGCCGAGCAGCTACCGCCGGGCACGGTCCTCGACGGGGAGGCCGTCATCTACCAGGAAGGCCACGTGGACTTCACCGCGGTGCAGCAGCGGGCCCTGTCGTCACCGCTGCGGGCCCGGCTTCTGGCCTCGCAACTGCCCGCCTCGTACGCGGCGTTCGATGCTCTGGCGGTGGAGGGTGAGGATTTGCGGGCGCGGCCGTACGAGGAGCGCCGCGAACGGCTCCTGGCTGTCCTGGGGCCACTGGGGCCGCCCCTCCAGGCCGTGCCGTCCACCACCGACCGGGGCGAGGCCCTGGAGTGGCTGGAGGCCCTGCGCGGGCAGGGCATTGAGGGGATCGTCGCGAAGCGGACCAGCGGACGGTATGCGGCGGGCCGGCGGGCGTGGGTGAAGGTCCGGCACGCGCGGGCGCAGGACGCGGTGGCCGTCGGCTTCACCGGTGCGGCGTCCCGGCCGAAGCGCGCCGTCGTGGATGTGGGAGGCGGCCGGCTGTTGCTGTCGACGCCGCTGGATGTGGCGTTGTCGGGGCTGCTGGCGCAGGCCCTGGAGGTCGCAGGTGACGCGGTGGGCGGGGTGGAGTGGATGCGGGATGGGACGCAGTTTCATGTGCTGCGGCAGGTGATGCCGGTGGAGGTGGAGGTGGGGACGACGCGGCATCGGCATGTCACGGTGCGGCGGTTGCGCCCGGATCTGGGGTAACGGTGCTGGCATCGTTCAGGCGGGAGAGGGAGGCCATGGCCTCACGCAGGGCGGCGCGGGCGACGGTGAGCCCGACTTCGGCGTTGAGGAGCGCCCGCAGGGCCAGGGACACGTCCTCGCCCGGATCCCCGGCCCCGGCCACGCTGACCGTCTGCTGCTCCTCGAGGGCCCGCAGCGCGGCCGCGGTCTGCCGGGCGGCCTGTGGGAGCTGGTTCACGGCCAGGTGCAGGCCCTCGGTGACATCCCGCACCTCCTCGACCGTGCCGAGCTGCGCGGGCTTGGCCGTGGCTGTGACGAGGGCGCGGCATTCTTCCGCGGCCTGGTAGGCAATGAGCGCGGGGTCGCGGTCGATGCGCATGGCGTTCTCCCGGGTTGGGGTGTTTGTCCGGGAGTGTGACAGCAGGCACTGACAACGGGTGCGGTTTGGGGCCGGGGAGGGGTCAGGCGACGCCGAGGGCGGCGGCGTTGGCGAGGAGCTGCTTGATGCCGTTGAGGTCGTAGGGGGTGAGGGTGCCGGCGCGGGAGTCCTGGTAGCCCCCGTTGGGGCTGGTCATGAGCGGCGTGACGCCAGTGGTGTCCTTGACGGTTTCGTAGCTGGTGACCTTGCCGTCGTTGTTCATATCCGAGTTGCAATGGTCGAGGCCCAGGGCGTGGCACAGCTCGTGGACGAGGGTGTTCTTGCGGACGGTGTCGGTGATGGTCCAGGTGCCGTCCCAGTACTCCGAGTCGATGAGCACGTACCCGCCCCAGACGCTGTTGTCGGCGGTGTTGTAGCAGGGCAGGCCCTGGGAGTAGCCCGCGGTGCCGACGGGCCTGTACGCCTCGCCGTACTGGATGTGCCCCTGCGGGGGGACGGTGGAGTAGTCGGGCGTCTCGATGCCGCCGATGGCGATGTTCACGCCGACGCCGACGAGCTGGCCGACCGCGGTGGTCAGGTAGGGGACGTAGCGGTCCTTGAGGGCCTGCGTGGGGAACGTGACCGTGTACTGCTGGCTGGGGCTGAGGCAGTAGGTGCGGCACTGGGTGGTGATCCGCCATCCGGTACCGGCGAAGACGGGCCCGGTGGCGACGAGCCCGCCGGTTCCGGTGGTCGCGGTCCGCGGGGCCGGCAGCGTGGCGGTGGCGGGGAGGCCTGCGGTGTGGGCGGCGGAGAGGTGCGCGGGGAGAGTTGGCATCCGTCCATGCTGGCGCGGATCCGGGCGGGCATTGCCCCTGCCGCTGGAGCACGAAAGCGGCCCCCGGCTTGAGGGCCGGGGGCGGTCATCACAGGCAGGGCGAGGTCAGTCCTCCGCGAGCCCCGGCAGCCCCTTGGTGTCGACGCCCATGGCTGAGGTGGCGGAGTGCATCCGGCCGAGGGCGGCCGCGAGTTCCTGCGCGTGCTGAACCGCATCCTCGCTGGCGGCCAGCATCTGCACGATGGCGGCGTCCGGGTCGCCCTGGCCGTCGATGAGCAGCCGCCCTTGCTCGTAGGTGCGCATGGCGGGCCGGGTGGCCTGGTCGATGGCCTGGCCCAGCATCTGGGCGAGGTGGGTCAGGTTGCCGAGGGCGCCGTAGCTGTGACTGGGGAAGGTCCACTCGTCGCTGGCGTGGCGGCTGGCGTGGTTGAAGGCGCGGATCTGCTCGGCGGCGCTCGACAGGTTCTCGACGGGGCTGGTGTCGGTCATGAGGGGAGCCTAGCGAGGCCCTGCTCACCCCGTCAGAACGCGCTGGACACCAGCCATATGACGCCCACGTACGCGCCGACGCCGACGCCGACGCCGACGCCGAGGATGATGCCGAGCCACAAGCGCGACTGCGCGGCCGGGCCTGGTCAGTGAGCCGCCTTCGCGATGCCCTCCACCAGTTGCTGCACCGCGCCGAGGACGCTGTGCCCGAACGCGGTGGGCGCGAGGAGCAGCCCGAGGACGAGGATCACCGTGATCCCGAACATTTGGTCGAGGCGGGTGCGGGGCTCGACAGGCCGCCGGAGCCGCACGAAGACGATGATGGCGAGCAGCACGGCCACGTTGATCGTGAGCATCCAGCGGTCCCCTCCCACGTCCGCCGGGTGGCGGTCTGGGGATGGTGTACCGCCGCCGGGGCTGAGGTGTCAGTCGAACAGGCGCGGGTTGTCGTGAAAGCGGCGGCCCGGCCGAAACCCGGCCGCCGGAACAGGGGGTCTTGCTCGCTTCGGCCCCCGCCACGCGCCTCGGCTGCTACCAAGGGGAGACCTACAGGGGAGCGGCAGGTGAACTTCGAGTTCGTGTGCGGATGGTGCGATACGGAGTGCGTCGTCTACGGCGAGCCGACCGGGTTTTGGACGGAGCAGTACCGGCTCCCTGGGGAGTGGGACTGCTGGTGGTGCGACGGGACGAACACCACCCCTGACGGGCCGTGGACACCAGCCGACTAACGAGGAGTGCCCCCAGCCGAAGCCAGGGATCACGCCTCCTCGGCGGGCGACTGCGGGTTGAGAACGTCCAAGCCCTGCTGCTTCCACTGCTGCTCATACCGCCACAGCCCGTTCGAGCACTCGTCGCGCTGCCGCGTGTGGAACACGGCGGAGTCCTGGCCCCAGTCGGGACGCCACAGGTTCGGGCCGGGAAAGCAGGTGGCCTTCATACGAGACGTGATCGTCTCACCGCACCCCAGGCACGCGCCCCGCGGAATGGCCATGAGGCGGTCCGTGTGGGCCATCTCGCGGTCGATGGTCGCTTCCAGGGTGGCGTGGTTGCAGGGAGGGACCTCGTTGCACAGGCGGCAGACGCTGTAGTGCTCGGGGAGGACGAAGTAGGTGTGGGAGACGCGCACAGCGTAGTGCTTGGCCTTCGTAGTGGGCCTGTCAGCGGGCCGGATGACAAGAACGACGGGCCGGTGCTCCCACGTGGCGCGATCAGGACCGGGTCCCGACAGGCGGCCGGCGGCGATGTGCTCGGCGCGCCATTTGCAGTACCGGTCCCACTCGTCGCAGAAGCGCTGGGGCCACAGGTCGAGGGGGCGTTCGGTGATCTCGATTACCTCGTAGGCCCTACGGTCACTCCAGACGATGATCGAGCCGGGGCGGATGCGGGTGTCCCGCAGGCTGGTTTCCTTGAGGCCAGGCATCGTGCTGGGCATGTGGCCGGTCTTGTGGTGCTGCTCGGGGCGCCACCGGTGCAGGTAGCTGGCCGGAAGGGACATCACGCCTCCTTGGCGCGGTCGAGGATCTCCTGGAGGCCAGCCTCGACGTCGCTGCGCTG